TCATTTGTTACCTCCGTATTTTAATTATTTGTTGGTAGTTCTGCCCAATGTGTTACTTGAGTGATTCTCGTTCCATTTTCAGTAAGCCAATGAAAACTCCCATTTTCTTTAAACTCCATTCCGTCCTCAAGGTCATTCATTTCGCATACGTGCCATCTCCTTTTTCCATACATTTTTTCATCAATCCCATTTACCAATACATACTTTCCGTATGGCGGTAAGTCTTTGTGTGTTTTTATTTCTATTATTGTCATTGGTTACCTCCGTATATTTCATTATGGAACTTTTCAACTGCTTCATAAGTGTTAGTACCACTTGTCTGATTGTACCACCAAAAAAAGAAATCAGTAGCAAATTTTATTTTTTCTTGCTTCTCCATTTCTTTGGCTTGGCTAAATATGTTTTCAAACATAACCATTTCATCATATGTATAGATACCTAATAGGTTTTCACTTGCTAATCGATCAAAAGCAAACTCTACTGGTGTTTGTTGTTTCATGTTTGTCATTAATATGTTCCTCCTATTGTTTTAGGTAATGCCTTAACTACTTTTTGAATTTCATTTTCATCTAACTTCATTGTTACATTATCTTTAGCAATGTACATTGTCAATCCATCAGCCCAATGAGTGTATTTATTTTCTTTACCTTCTTTTACTGTCTGTAAAGCATACACTTGAAACTCGTGAGACTCTTGTCGTTGTTTCCATAAACCAATTATGGTTTCAATTGCATTGAGTACATTACTAGACTCTGGAGCAAATTGTTCTTTACTATGCATCCAATCATTGTAATGAATAAGTTCTTTGATTGCTTGTTCTTCGGTCATGACTTATTTTTTATTCAATGTATGAAAATATGTTTCCTAAGAATTTAACCTCATCAAATCCATTCATTTTATCATCATGGATTAATTTTGTCAAATCTTCCTGTGAGTATTCATATTCTCTTGGTGATTCTTCGTTATAATAAAACCACTTATCGTTGTAGTATAAGAATTTTGAATTCCCATTTACTGTTTGTCCAATATCAAAAACATCTCCATTAAATATTTTCATATTCTTATTTTCTATTATGATATAAAGATAATATCAATATTTCATATAAACAAGAAAAATGTTAACTTTTTTTGTAGTCAGGACAGGACTTGAACCTGTACACCCTTGATGAGTTAGGTAGCTTTTTAAAGCAAATACTATTTCAACCTATGCGTCTACCAATTCCGCCACCTGACTATATTTTAAAAAAGTAATGTAATAACTAAGACCAATACGATTAAAGCCATTACAAGTGCAATTGTTACTGCCGTAAAAAAAATTTCAACTGGATGCATTTTACTAAACACAGATTCCAATCTTTTTTCCATTGATCCCAATTTCCTTTTCATAACTTATTATTTTTGTAGTCAGGACAGGATTCGAACCTGCACTCGGTGATACATTTGCAACTGCTCGTTCCGATGCCAACTTTTCCTGACTCCGATGTCTTTCCATCAGTGTAGATTTAGTATTGACTTGCCCGCCAACGTGGACGAGCGCTTGCCCCAAATCAAGGCTAGGTAATCAGGGTGAGATTCGAACTCACAACATTGCAACCATTTAGGATGTGATAACCATTTCCACATTACGCAATACCTGACTATCAAGAGAAGCTTCGGGTCTTTCAAGGTTTCTGATTATTATCTTTAATGGGAGGTGTGACGCCCTCTACTACAAACCTTTTTTCGAGTCTAGAACACCTGGATAATAATTACAGCTTCACTACTTCTCTATTGTCTTTTAGAAATTATCTAACTTACGTGCTATTTCAATTGCTTTATCTAATTGCTCGTTACTTGGATCAGGCCATACATAACCTAAATTATCTAAGCTACATACGGTTTCATTCATTTCTCTTTCCGTAGGACTGTTCCAGAATGAATAATTGGATACCCATTCATCACCATACAATTCAATAGCAATGTCCGTTAACAAATCAAACTTTTCTAATAACTCATTTATCATATTATAAAGGTAATGATTTTATTTCAAATAAACAACCGAAATGTTAACTTTTTTTAATCCCACCAACTATCGATACGTTCACTTAAAATATGAAACAACAAGCGCTTTGCCTTATCGTGCTGTGCTTGACATTCATACATTAGTTCAGTACTCATAGGCGTACTGTCATAGTATCTTTCATAGTACTCTTCGTTCTGAAGCTTATTGATCAATCTAACACATGTCATGATTAGTTCAGCATCTCGTCTAGCATTTACATGATAGCCATATTTGTTTAAGTGGTTAGCTTGTTTTTCTAATTTGAACTTTAATACCTGATAAATGTAATAGTAATCCCAGTCTCTGTCTTTCCAGATGATAGGAAACCACTTGTAAAGATTTTTAATGCCTATCCAGGTAGTTCTATGAATATGCTTAGCATCCCATTTCCACCATCTGTACAATTTCCAATACCACTGATTATACTCGTATGTCATATTAATCTAAACTTAAATTGTCTTCATTCATCTTTTGCCATAAAGTATCTCTTACTTGTTCATATACCTTATATTGCTCTTCTGATAACTTATCATTATACTTAAGCTCAGACCGAAGATACTGATCAAAGTTCCATACCATGAGTCTCCACCGTTGACCGTTAACGGCGTCATTGAAATCTACTTGATCATCTGGTAAGTTAAATTCTAACGTTGCTTTCATTCTAGAATGTTACTGTTGTCCAATTCAATTATTTTATCTTCGACTTCTGCGATCTTATTATGTACATAAGTCCACATTTCATTCATACTGTCGATTAGTCTTTCTCGTATTGAATGAAATTCTTTATCTTCAATGTCTTTGAAACTAGAATAATGCTGAAAGCAATAATCAATGCCTTCGTCTTGCATTCGATAGTGAACAGCCTCCCATTTATCTAACTCATCTCGTAACTGATTTTCTAGTGCTTCATTTTCCATATCTTGATTTAGTTTTTCTAGTTCTTCGGGCGTTGTTTCATTGATCAACTCTTCTATCATTGGCGATGAATATTCTCTTGCCTTATTCATCGCTATTTCTTTTTTGGAGGTATTGGACATTGACCTTCTCTTATAACTCTACTAGGCGGAGGAGGTGGGGCATCATTAGTTAAGTAATCAAAGTTCTCAGAAATTATTTGATTATATTCTGGATCCAGGTCTTTCATGTTTGAGAATCGTTTTACTAATTCTTCCGACATGGATACTTCGGGAGCATATTCTCGTATATAGTGATTAACTATATCAGTGACATCGACAATCTCTCCCATTGGATTTCGATAACAATAGTATCCGCTAATATCCGACGTTTCATAATGTTTCAGTATCCATCTAGCAAATAAAGCTAAGTCTCGTTTCATTTGTTTTTTAACCTTTCAGCTTTATACTCAGCATACATATCATCTAAAACATATTTCCATGTTTCTGGATACATTGCTTGAAGTGATTCTAACAAAGTAGCTGGTACTTTTTCAGCACTACCTTTTGATTTTTTCATGAACTTGTCCATTGCATTAAATGCTTTGTCTGATCCTGATTCGCCTTGATAACCTTTTGCCATATTATTTATTTTTTATTTCTATTATGATATAAAGATAATAGCTTTATTTCAATTAAACAACCGAAATGTTAACTTTTTTCATCTTTTTCGGACGCATCACCGAACCATATACCGCCCCATGCTATAGTTAGAATAGACCAAACCGATAAACTCATAGTATCTACAGATCCCGTAGCTACGTACTTGATTACATGTAACAGTAATACAATCAATGACATGATAAATACTGTTCTAGAATTGAATATTTTTTTCATAATTGTTCTGGTTTAAATGAATTGTCTTCGTAAATTAAATAGCCCTTTGATTCAATTGCATCGATCAAGTAATACTTTCCGCCCATTGCTTTTTCAGATGCCTTAACTGATTCGAATATGTTTGTTACGCCGGTATGACCTACTACTTGAGTAATATTCTTTTTCAATCCGGAGTCTTTATTTGATGCCATTAAAGATCTAGGTCTAATCCAAATAGGTGTTTGATAAGTATTATCACCATAAGGATCCCATCCGTTAAATTCAAATATCGATGGTTTGTATTTGAAATACTCATTGATTAATTCAACAACATTCTTAATACCATCTATTGTATCAACATTCCAGTTATGTTCTGATTCATCATTGGGTTTACCAAATGAACGCTCTAACCATTCAGGACTAATACCGGCATGACTACATAATACATTATCAAACAAATAAGTCATTTGAAAATGCTCTAAGTTCTGTCCAATGGCTTCCCTAAATTGATAAGCCAATCCTGATTGATAGCCTGAATATCCTATACCTGTAAATCCAGGCATGTAATGATAATCATGATTACCAAATAATAATACTACTTCTTTTTCTGAATTCTTTTTGAACTCGACAATGTCTAGAAAGTTCTGAAGTTGTACTACTCCAGGGATGTCAAATGAGTCAAAGTAGTCTCCTATAAATACGATACGATCTGCATCATGTTCTTTCTCAATAATTTGTTTCCACGTATCTCGACCGTGGGTGTCACCTAATAATATTGTTTTCATTTTCTTTGTATTCTATTGCATCTTTAAAAAAGTATCCTGAACTGATTTTACCTCCCAAGTCAAACTTAGTTTCATTTGCCACCCAATGATACACTTCGGTATCTTCATTGATTGACGTAATAGTTACATACTTAAGACCATACTCATCTTTATGCCAATCAAGTGCCTCTAACTTATCACCTACTTTAAACTTCGCTTTCATCATGACTTTCCATTAAATATACAAGATGATCTCGCAATCTTCTACTCAACTTTGATTTCTTTTGTTGAATAAGTTCATATTCCATTCTTGGTGATCTTAAGTTGGATGCTAGGTGATTGTAGATTTGATCCCACATTTTATCTTCTTTTGTAAATGGCATGTTAGACCATTGTTCGCCGTCCGGTGAAAGGTATACTCCATTAACTGGATATGCATCACTTCCATCCGCTGATTTACCCGTGAATATCATTTTGTTCTAATTCTTCTAATTGTTTCATAAGTCGTTCGACACTACCCCAGATAATACTTGCATTAGGGTCGATTGCTTTTATTTTTTCAACTAATTCCTCTTGTTTACCTCTACTATAAAATCCAGATTCAATATCATCAGCTAAATTTTGCAAATGCTCGGGAGCATAAATACTGATTCGCAAATCGTAATCTGTCCATTTAGTTTTCCAATCTATAAACCTCATACCTTTAGTTAGCTTAGTAAGTAACACATGTAACCTATAGTTACGAACTCTAACTATTGACTTATCATTTCCGAATACATCCAAAAAACGTAAAAACCATCTTGGACACCATTTTGGTTTTGCTTCATAATCCATAGCTAACACTAATGGATAAATAGCTTTAAAGTAACGACTTCTTTCAAAGACACTAGTTCCCAAGTATCCATACTTTTCTTCAAATCCTTTAGGAAAGAATATGTAACGTAAATCATCCCACCTTAAATCGCGAGTGTGAATCATTCCTTTTTTACGTCCTTTCCAGAACAATAAACTTTTTGCAAAGTCAATGAACCTTTCCTTGAAAGGTTGTTTAGTATAAAACTTACTATTTTTGTAATTCATTTTTAATGTCTTTTGTAACTTGTTCCCAATCTATAAGTTGTTGCATGACTAATCCTTTTCTAACTCTTAAGTAAGCACCGAACACTGATTTGAAATCACAATCAGGTCGCTGTCGAATTGCCTCTACACAATTAGGGCATTCTAAAATATGTTTAATTGCTAATTGCGTTGGCTCCATTTTTTCTTTCTACTATTCGAAGGTCTACTACAAATTGTTTAAGTGAATCAATCTTACTAGCAATCGCTGTTGCATCAATTCCAGCCTTAACTAAAAATTGAATATCGGCTAAGTTACTAGCTACGATCATTAAAGCATCATAACTGTCTTCAACTCGATCTTCTTTCTTGAAATACTTTTGGGATAATTCTTGATAATTTTTCATCTTATTTCTATTATGATATAAAGATAATATCATTATCTCGTATTTCCAACCGAAATGTTAAAAAAGTTTCAAAAAGTTTCTAGCTAGTAGAATGGGGTCTTTCGACCCCACTACCGACCTAAAGGCTAATGTTAAACTTTGTTTATCTGATTCGTAACTGTTTTGTTTGTGATTCTTTTGCAAATGGAACATAAATCTTAAGCAATCCGTTTTGCATTTCTGCTTCTGCGTCAGCTAGATTATATCGAGAAGCTACTTTGTAACCTAGATTGAATGATCTACGTGCTATGCCTTTGTGAATATAGTTGCAATCATCTACGTCACAACATTTGTCATCATGTTCTTTTGAATAGCTAATACGTATTACGTCGCCTTCAATTGAAAGATCGACTTGGTCTTTAGTTAGACCTGTACAAGCAATCTCAAAAAAGAGACCTTCGTTGTTTTCGTAAATGTCTACTGGATGTGGAATTTTGGCATCAATTGCCGGAGCGAATGGTGAACTTGATTCGAAAAAGTTCTTGACAAGAATGTCAAATGGTGTGTTGAATAATAATCTGTGTGTCATAATTTTTAATCTCCTTAGATGATTAATTGGCCCTTAGGTCTAATATAAATATATGTTAAATAGAATTCCAATATGATTCATTACGAATTTTTTCGTGTTTTTGATAATGCTGACGCATATATTTGATCCAATCTATATTAAATAACGATGATTCGAATAGTGAATCCATAGCATTTGTTTTTAATACAAATGCAATAAAGCTATAGATCGAATCTAAATTAGTAACCTCACCGGTACCGGCATGACCTGAGTCTGTGTATCTAACATATACTCCAGTCTTAGTAAACTTATATTCTATGTTAGATCGAAACGCCTTTAAAAGTTTAGCTTTCATATTATCTAGCGTTCTTTAAGATTACAGCCAATTTACCAACAGCAATTTTAGGCATTTCAGATTCGGCATACATGTTACCAAATTCAATTTTCATTTCAGAACGACTATCAATAACTGGACCATTATTAGTCATAGACATTAATATATGTCCATATCCGAATTTTTTACCTACTTTGGTTAATACTACCTCTCTAAATCCATTTACAGATTTGAACATTACGATTGATCCTACTTCTGGCTTAACGGTTAATTTTTTAATGCTTTTCATATTCTTTCTTATTTCTTAATTATGATATAAAGATAATATCAAATCTTCAAAAGGTCAACCGAAAAGTTAACTTTTTTGCAACTTTTTTTGCATAACTTCGTTAAGATACTGATACTCAATACTATCAATGTTTTCTTTGTTTGCAGCCTCAATCAAGTCTTGATTGTCTTTATGATCGACTAGATAGAATCTAGAACAAAACCCACCGTCATAATAAAACTCTGCATATGTTTCTGAACTATAAAAGTCGATTTCATCTAGACGCGAGATTTTTTCTGACGGATCATCAGTTGATTCGAAAATATGTTCTTGTTCTTGATCGAATAGCATTTCACAGAATGCTTCTAAGTCAGGTTCATTGGTTTCAAAGAATTCAAAGTCTTCTACATAGCCCCTGCGTGTTAAGTCTAATCGCAATAATCTCATACTATAAAAATATAAAAAAAAATTCATATTTCCTAATTATCACGTAACTTTGTTAAGTTCATTAGACGAACGATTATACAGTAAAAGACCCCGGATTTCTCCGAGGCCTTTCAAATACGTAACTAAATTACTTTCCTAAATTATACATCATGTTCGTACCAGCGCCTAATTGAGTCGATGGCAATACACCATTCCATTTTTGAATCCACATTTGTTGCAATAACAATGGGGTCAAAGTGGTTTGTTTCAATTTGTTAGCTTCTGCCTCTGCCTTAGCATTCGTTAACATTGCTCGAGCATTACCTTCTGCCTGAGCAATTTTAATCTTAGCCTGTGCCTCTGCTGTCTTAACATCATTCTCAGCTCTCAATGCTGTCTGAACTGCATTGTTCTTAGCTTCAATTGCTTTCTTGAATGTTTCTGGATAAACCAAATTAGATGTAAATTGAGCTAATATAAATCCTTCAGGTAATAAATGACTTTCTAGGTTCTTTCTAACTTTAATTTCAAATTGTTCTCTATTACTAATTAATTCATCTGCGGTATAACTATTTGCTACTACTCTAAATGCATCGTAAATGGCAGTCTTTAAAAATCCGGCTTCAATAGCACCTAATTCAACTCTATATTTAGTAAAGATATAAGGAACTTTCTCACGCTGCACTGAATAGTTTAATAAAGGACCTACATGAAACTCCGATCCATCTTTAGAGTTAATTACAAACGACTCGTCTACATCTCCTTCTTTCTTGTACTCTTTATGCTGTACAAATGTCGGAAACTCAACAATTTTAGTTGTAAATCGGTTATAGAACACCCAACCTGTAACTTCGGTTGCATTATCTACTCCCTTACCAGTACCAATCAAATTAACTTTGATACCTACATGACCTGCATCGATTCTTTCTAAACCAATGACTGTGAAACCCGCTACTAATACTATACCTAGTATAGCAGCAATCTTAATTAATGGATTCATTCTTATTTGTTTAAATTTAGTTTTTGTCTTTGTGTTTGTTCAATACTTGCTTTGGATTTTTTTAGTATTGATTTGATAAGATAATAGTCTTTACTGAATCTAGTAACATATCCTACTGTTCCTCCCCAGTCATCTTCGGTTTGTCTTTGTCGAAAATCTAATGGTAGTTTTTTTACTACATATGGAAACCAAAACAATTGTTCATAGTGTGATTCAATTATAAATCTATGCATTAAAATAGTTTCAGCATCCTTATTAACAACATATGAATCTGGATCCGGATGGTTTACTGCTTTTGTTATTAGTTCCTTAACTAGGCCATCTTTGATTCGCTTTTCATTATTACCACCCAAGTCTCCATAAAATTGGAACATGTACAATACAGTAAGTGCGATCATCGCGGCGATTGCTAATACAATAATAATTCCCATAGATTTACTTTAGAATATGTGTTTTAATGTACTTAGGAAGAAGAACAGCTACTACTAGTACTATCAGTACTGGCACTAGTAACATACCAGCTCCTAGAAATACCGCACCTGTACTAGCCATATTGATAAGTGGTAATGCCACATCAATGAAGAAATTACTAACAAGTACTAAATAAACCAATATCATTAGTACATACATGATATGTAATATTTTTGTTATCATAGTTTTAATATAAGTTATTTATTTCAATTATCCAAAGAATTAGGTAAATAAAGTAAGGTTGGATTCTTCTTTTGAATATCAGGAACTTCTTCTCCTCGTTGAGTTAATTGTTTACTAAATTCCATAACATCAAATCTACTAGTAATCAAATGAACACCATTTTTGGTAGGAATAGTTGCTTCGATTTTACTGCCATTATCATTTGGTCTAACACTTTCGATAATATTCACTATCATGTTTCGTATATGAATAGACTTAGTGTCAATGTCAATGATCCAACGCTTTTCATAGGTCTTCATTTGACCTACTACAGAATCAAATAAATGAGTCTGTACATGTTGGCCATTCTTGATCTTCTCGGCGAGAGCCACTAACATATCTAATGAAACGTCTTTGTGATTTTGTTTCTGGATATGAATATAAGCACGAGCATTAAACATTTCACATAACTGTTTAATTTCATCATATCTTTTCTCCAGGTAATCAATACTTTCAACTACATATGTCTTAATGGTTCTCACCGATTGATGATTTGCTTTATCGGTTGCTTGATCCTTTTTTCTTTTGAATACGTACAACATATAAAAGTCGCCGTCATTTTCAAAATTGAGCAAAGGTTTTATTAAATCTATATTATCTATCATTACGCTATAAAGATAATATCAATGTTTCATATAAACAACCGAAATGTTAACTTTTTTCCATGGTTGGCTTCAACCACAATGCACCTGATTCGAAAATATAGTTTCTCAAAGCTGGATACTCATGTAATGTTTTAAGAGTCTTTAAAGTATCATGTTTGAAACACTTATACAATTCTTCTCGGATCCGTTCAATTGATACTACAGTCATTTTAGTTTCATAATCATAGTCTTGGATAATTCCATCCATTGCAGGTCCAATCCAAAATCCTTTAGTAATACAAAAACGAATTGCTCTCAAAATACGAAGCGGATCGTCATTGAAAGTATCGGTACATGGTAATGGTGTTCTTAAATAACCACGCTTTAAATCTTCAATACCTCCAAACAAATCAATAATGTTTCCGTCCTCATCTTCAGCTAAAGCATTTAAGGTAAAGTCTCTGCGCCTTAAGTCATCTTCTAACGTACCTAATTCTAAAATTGGTCTTCTGGTACCAGGTACATATCCTACTTCTTTACGAGCCAATACAAAATCAGCTACCATTCCTTCGTATTGATGACCATTTGGAAACTTAGCTCTAATAGTAAAACATTCTGGAGTAGATAAAAAGATAGTAAATTCTTTATGTTCTAACCAATTAGTCATAATATCAAAACCTTCTTCGACGGTTCTGTCTAAGTTGTCTAATACGAAGGTAAAATCAATGTCTTTAGATTCGATCTCTAATAACCTATCTCTAACGCAACCACCTACTTTGTAAATTCTTGGCATATCTTTCTTATTATGATATAAAGATAATATCATTATTTCAAAAGATCAACCGAAAAGTTAACTTTTATTTCCAGTAACCATTGTCCTTGTAAAAGTGATTAATGTTATTTCTATTGATCCAATTTGAATATAACATTTTAATCATAGCCATATATCCGAATCGTTTAAATCTGCGATTATCCTGCGTTATTAAATCAGTAATTACTTTAAACTTATTTGTAGCTACTTGTTTACTTAAAAGCCAATCTTCGCTTTGATATGCATTTACATCATATCCACCTAACTCAACAAACTTACTTAACTTGACCAATGTAAATGCTCCTATAGCAAATGGAGTATGTTTAGACATCGCCAATGTAATATACTTGTTTATCATAAACATGATACGTGCTCGTATATCAGGTTCGCCATCATATACAGGATTGGTAGTAACCATATCATAGTCTTCTTCAATGCATTGCATTGCAGATTTAATAGCATATCTATTAGTAAACTTAACATCTGCATCCACAAACAATACATATGGCGTAGTTGCTAGTGCCGCTCCCGCATTTCTACCAACGGCTGGCATACCGCCTTTGATAATTCTAACTTTAAGTTTTAACTTTTTAGCTGTTTCTTTAATTACATTTCTAGTATTGTCGGTAGAATTAGCATCGGCAATGATTATTTGCACGCCATATGTTCCAGATTGTTTAACAATTTCTAATAATGTACGTGCAATGTATTTAGATTCATTGTACGTTGGTATTACGATGGTTAATTTTTTTGAGTACATAATGTTAGTATTGGATTGTCTAAATTGTATTTTTTTGTTTCATACACAACATAAGAGCAATTTTCAACCCAATCGCCATCATTGATATAACGAACTCCGTTAACTATTTTATCTTCAGGATTATGTAAATGACCACATACTATCGTATGGCACTGACGCTTTTTAGCTTGTCTAACCATTTCATTTTCAAAATCAACAATAAATGAAACTGCAGCTTTTACATTTTTCTTTAAAAACTTAGATAAGCTTCTTTTGTATCCTAATTTTTTTAACCATCGATCTATTACTATTGCCGTATCATATCCAACGGATCCTAATACTCCTAACCAATGTAGTTTAACTACTCCATCATACATATCGCCATGACAAAACCATATGCCATGTTCTGTATACTCATCTACAATCTTAATGTTACCTAATTCTAACGGAGAATACTTACGCAAGAACTCATCATGATTGCCTGATATCCAAATAATTTCTTTGTCTTTTGATAATTTAAGTAGTCTACGAATTACACGAGCATGTTCATATGTAAATCGTTTATACTTAACAAACAACCAACCATCGATAATATCACCTACTAATATGTATCGGTCATATGTTTCATCTGATAGTAAATTTAAAATAGCCTCCGTTTGACATCCTTTTGATCCTATATGAAGATCTGATATAACTAATGTTTTCATCTATATATAACTATTCGACTAGTATATGCTATTTACTAAATTAATGTATACTTAATCTTAAAGAGCTTTTAACAACAGTTCCGCAGTTGCTACATTTGTAGCTAATGGAATGTCGTGTACATTGCAGATACGTACTAACATGCTTACGTCAACCTGGTGAGGATGCACATCTAATGGATCAACTAAAAATACAACCAAATCAACTTTACCTTCGACAACTAACGAAGCAATTTGTGCATCCCCACCTAACGGACCGCTTTTGTATTTTGTGACAGTTAAGTCACCTACTTGTTCAATATGAGTACCCGTAGTGCCCGTGGCAATAAGATTATAATTTTTAAGAATGTCATGATGTTTATGAACAAATCTAACCATTTCAGGTTTCTTACCATCATGGGCAATACAAGCAATCGTTTTCATAATTAAAAAGCCATATAAGTTTTAGTAGCTTCTTTTAATCTAAATACACACCCAGATGGAATATGTGTAATAAGAATATTATCAACTCCATGACGTTCGATTTTACAATCTTCTCTACGCATCTTCGCTACCCAACCCATTGCATCTAAAACTACATTAGGATTACTATCGTCATTTTCTTCTTCAATGCCAAGTGATGGCAATGTCAATTCATCGTCATCTTCATCTTCGTCATACTCATCTGAAGCATCTAATCCTAATGCAATTCTTTTAGCTGTTAAGTATTTCATTGACTTACGCTCAATTCTAATCAATTCGGTCTTAGCTTTATACTCACATTCATAACAACTAAATTCAGTACCATCATGCAATTCATACACTGTATACTTTTTAGGTGATGGCTGAAGATTCAAATGCATACCCACTGCAATTGCATCTTCTTTGAATAGGTTCATTTCCTTAATCAAATTAGTTAATAAGTCATACGTTCTAATACCTACCGTATCAAAGAACTCATAGATACTATCAGCATGATCTTTATTATCGAGCATGTCATTAATAACTTCCTGCATATCTGCATCAGATAAGTTATTGTAGTCTTTTCTATACTTAACACGACTTAAACGATTAATCAAGTAATCACTGATTTCAAATTCATTAACTGTTAATAGAAATACTAATCTGGTAGTGAAATTACCATCCATGATAGATAACAAATCAGATGCATCTGCTTTACCACTGTATCTAGGATAAACCTTTTCAAACTCATCAATAAAAATGATACACTGTCCCATAACTTCATTGGTTATAAATTCTACAAAGTCACTACCCGAAAATCCTTCGTTAATGATAATAACAGGTAACTCAGAATCTAAACAAAACTTCTGGGCGGTAATAGTTTTACCAGTACCTTTAGTACCTGATAAAATAATACCCATGTTCTTGTTAGTATTATGATTCCAAGATGATAACCATCTATCAACAATACCATGATCGCCATATAATTTACTAGGCAATTTGAAATCTGTAGTCTTTGTTAAATAATATCCCTTACGCTGATCATAACGAAGAAGATAATTACCTTTCGGTAACCTTGAATAAGTTGCGGTTACATCCGCAATGTTGAATTCATTTGAATTTTGAACTATGCTCATTTGTTATTTTTTATTTGTTATAAAGATAATGAATACTTTTCGTATTTCCAAATTAATGTTTGATAAAAATTGTATCTCCGATACTCATAAGTCTTGAAGTACGAATCTTCATACCTGATTGAGTCTTGGCATAATATAAGTAATCAAACTGCAATGTATTTAACTGTCCCGGTTCAATACTCCATGTAGAATCTATAATTTCATAGTTACTAACAACTGGCATTGTTTTGGTAGGTACTGGACGAGACATATGATCTACAAATAATAATGCATAATAAGCTAATATACCTATTACACTTAGGATCATTGCATATTTAGTAAAATTATACATACGCCACATTACTTTTTAAATTTCTTTAAGTATGATTCAGTCTCGTACAAACTGCGGACTAATTTCCCTAAGTCGGTGTCATTAGGGTTTTGGTTAATTAGTTCCGCAATTTGTTCAAGATACAATTCTAATATGTTACTAGGCATTGTTTTCTAATGTTTTTCTTCCATATAGATACACAAACGTTAGTAATACTAATCCGAATACTGTATATCCAACTACTGGCATTGTCTTCATTAAAAGACCAATACCCAATCCAATCGCCACAGGCAACCCTATCAGAGCCGTTCCTGTCAATAAATACTTTAAATGTTTCATATTATTTTAATGTGAATCTCCTACGTTATGTTTCTCTCCATAGATTAAATAATCCGGATTGATTACCTTAGCTACTTTATGTCTATTACCATCTATTGGCTTAATTACAATGCCTTCGTGAGGAACTTTAGTGCCTTCGATGAAATTGTTAAATACATACTTGTCTTGAGTTTCTTGAGACCAGTTTCCATAGTATAAAACAGGTACATAATCTAAACCTAATATGTTATGAAGCATGAAACTTCTTTTACAGTCACAGTACTCCCCATCGATGGTTACATCAAATCCTGCGTATTCAATTTCTTTTAAACCATAGTCAAAATTCTTTTGAATACCTGGACCATAGATCTCTCCATAGATTACAAATCCTTGCTCAATACTGTATACATCTTTAACTGACTTGAATAAGTTCCATAAGTTTTCTCTTATGTTATACTTTTCAGCTACGGTCTTCCATACATCAGTGTCATAAAATCCTTGAGAGTCAGATCCTTTTTCTACGTTATGGGATCCATATACATATTCATATTCAATGAACTCATCAGCTAATCTCAAAAACTTTTTAACTTTATCCCAGAATGACAAAGACTTTTTCTTTACAATACCATAACGAGCATTAGTACCATGAATTTTTCTAGTAATTTCTACTTCATCTTCATTTGAATACATGCCGGGTACGTTTTTCAAATTAGGAAATTTATAGTAAATACCAAAATTAGGATTCTGATGATACTTAACTTTACGACCAGATGCCAATTGTACTTGTACCGCAGGTGGTTCATATTTGTAGATACCTAACATTTCCATCATGTCCTTACCTTCTTTAACATTATCTACGAATGTTTTAGGTAAAAGTAATTTATCAAAAGGAATAATTAAACATTCTGAATAAACACCTCTCAACTTAACCGTTCTTACTCTTTGACCTTTACGCAAGTAATTGGTTACATTCATTAGATCTGATAATTCTTGAGGAATAACTGCATCGGTAGTTGCTATAACAGCCAAATATCCTTGTTTATATTGACCCTTTGGGACAATACAACTCCATCCTCCTACGAATGCTTGTTCAATATTATCAGCTCCTTCGATAGGTTTAACTTCACCTATTCTTGCTACGTAGCATACACTATTTTGATTTTCCATTTCGTTAATTTTATTAATTTATTTTTTAGTCAATTACAGTTTCGATTGTATGAGGAACAATCCATCTACCACAATCTTGATTCAATCTACTAATGTGTTTAAAGTTATTGATATAACCCATCATGTTAGCGGATCCGATTGCATTAGCTGAATGTACCATTACTTTACATACAGGTGCGCCATTCATCCACTGTTCTACTAACCATTTAGTACAATCCATTCCTGTCTTTTCTTTGATATTATCATAGTTCAAAGTAAAGTTACGAGCAACATTAGTATGCCATTCCATCATGGCAGTATCACCCAAATCATGGTCTAGAGATATAAGCTCAATATTCTCTAGACCAATTTCGGTAATTGTATTTACAAATTCGTCATAGTTTCTAACTACAACCCAACCTTCGTCATTAGGAGTTCTTACATCGTCTAAGTATATAAACTTTTTCATATCATAAATTTAATATTTATTTTTCGTAATTCCTAATGCTTTGTAAACTTATTTTAAACGTTCTCTGATTTCTTCTAAAGTTACTCTATTATCAAACTTACCGTTCTCATAAATAACTTTCAATTCACCGCGGTTCTCTGTATTCCAATCGCAATGATCAACTAGTTCATAGGTACCATTTACTTCATTTTCAAATACAGCTAACAACCCGGTTGCTGATTTCTTAGTACCATCATCGGTGATAGGATCTTTGAAAATCTCTCTACCCTCAGGATTAAAGTCGCCTTCAAACTTAGGCTTATTAACTTCAACATAGGTAGCCTTCATTGCGAATCCAAATGTATCTCTAGTATTGTATTGGTAAGTAAATGAACCAATACCTAATACTACGTTAGTTGAAGCAAACCCTTTAGCCTCTAAACGTCTACAAATTTCATCTGCTCTATCAATGGTAATTGAATCACCGTAGATTGCTCCAATGTGACTATCAAGAACTTTATAACCTTGTTCGTTTACTGTCCCACCAAATACATCCCAAAGTAATTCAATAACACCCTTCCACTCAGGTTTCATTGTGATATCCTTTGTCCACATTGAGCTTGCTGTGTTTAAGCCACATAAAATATCAGCCGGATCACCGCTATCAGGACGAATAACCAACTTACCATCGCGAGCTATAATTTCTTCTTTCAAAGTAACTACATGCTCGGTACATACTTTCCACAAGTCCCAAGTATCAGATACAACTGATAAAATACCTGTTGGATAAGTTTCTAACAATCTACGGAATGTGTCAACTTCATCTTCCTTACCGCCAGCACACATTACACTATGCTCGGTAGCATTTACAGAGCCACAAACCATTCCTTCAGCATCGTAATACTTTCTAGCACCATAAATAGTTGGTAATGAATCTGATCCTAAAAATGAAGTTAAGTGACCTAAACCAGATGCAATAGTTGCTTCCGCAGAATCCATTCCTCTCATTGAAAAGTCATGACCCTGCCAATCAATAAACCATGCTCTTTCTTTGTCGGTCTTTTCCATCCACTTGGTCAATACTTTACGATACTGATGAGCAATAGTTGCTGACGTCATTGGCTTCCATAACAAGTTAGACAAGATAGTCTCTAAATAATTCGTAACCCAATAAAAGTCCGGATGAGTGTTATGAATAGTTAATACAGGAACTTTAATAGGAGCCTTACTACCTTCGGGCAATGCTTTAACACTAATAGGTAAACAACCTAAATCATGTAATGCTTCAAAATGACTTACATCATAGTCAGTACCTAAATACATTGACAACTCACGTTTCATTTCTCCGCATACTTCTTCTTTAGGTCTACTAAAGAAATCTTTTTTAAATGCTTCGTGAATTTGTTGCATAACCATTTGTGTACCAAATACAACTACTTCATTGCAACCTTTAGGAGCGTATTTATTTGAACGAGGAGTAAAATTAGAATAAACTAATGTAGTTCCTTTTGGGTACTGCTGATGGTGACCCGTTTTGTAACCATCTGTTAATAAAAGTGGATTCATATATTTTTCTTATTATGCTATAAAGATAATAGCTTTATTTCAAAAGATCAACCGAAATGTTAAAAAAGTTTAGTATAATGAGTTTCGAATTGCTTTTTCCATTGCAATCCTAGTTCGAAGAGCTCCAATTGCATCGTCGATATTAGTAAAGCACTGAATGTTATTTCGAGTACATACAATGTCTACGTTTCCTTTTCTCCAAAATCCATCTGGACAACATACAATCATTTTTCTGTCATTAGCATGTAATCCTAATTCCAATAATGAAATAGGAGATTTAGTTTCAGGAGAGAGATACATAAAGATAATGTCTGCATCTTCAAGCTTATCCATTTCCCAATTTACTTGATGATTAAATTGTGGATTAGACTGTTGTTGTACCCAAGATGAATCCCAATCATCACGACGTGGATTAAAAATTACAATGTCACTGTACTTAAGTTGTTCTTGTACTTTGCTTTGCCAATCTTCAGCTGTGCCCATTTCAATGGATCCTGCTAAAAATACAGATACCGTATTCTCAGGTACTTCTTGATACAGGTCATTTGGTTTAAATACTTTCATAGTTTATAATTTCAAATTGATTTTTACATTTTGATTTCAATTGTTCGACCCATGATTGGGCTTCATGTAATGTGTTAAACTTTTTTGATATTGAAATATCATCTTGCAAATACACAATAACATATGGTTTATGAAATACATCCTTACCTCTTACTAAGTAATCTCGTTGTATTAATTCGCTTTCTGTGTATGCACTAGAATCCCAACTCGAATCTCCATAACCTTCTTCATAACATCCATAGGCATAAAACCCTTCCGAATACCATTTGTTTAATTTAATAAGTCCAAAGAATGTAGTTTTTTGTTTAGCTGGTAGCCATTTATAAGCTGCACCCCGTTCGTCATAAATTCGAATTCCTATAATTCGATCTACGTTAATATGGTCTTGCATCATGGTTTATAATTTACAACTGTTACTTTACAATCTGATAATTCTATTCCGATAATCTCTTCTATTTGTTCCCAATCGCCGCCGGCTAAATGCGAGCCAATCTTAGGCATTCCAATATGCTTACCTTTAAAAATATGATTCATCTTTCTCATACAGACGGTAAATGCTTCATAGTCGAATGGCGCTGCTACACCGTCAACATGGTTGCGTCCATACATGTACTGTGTATAAGCATTTACTACTGTTAATTTAATTGTAGCCCACTTTCCACCTTCGTCCGGGTATTTAGTCCAAGTTTTGTTATCTTCAAAATACAAAGTCTCATAGTCGATATTACCTAGTTTATGTATCGATGGACCTGACCTTTCCATTTCAAATTTATCACACCCAAATGCTTTAGCCATTTGAGGCGCTACTCCCGCACCCATAGTGCTTAAACAATTACATCCATGTACTACTACATCAAATGCTCCTTCTTTGGCTAGTTTAACTACATCGCCGTCTACGTAATTTATCATAATTAGATTACAGTATATTGTTGTACAAATGAATGATCAATGTCTTTATATGAATTGGTAGTATAAACTCGATCAACATACTCACTCAATTGGTCATATCCTGCACTAAAGATACCATGTGTTACAATTAGGTAAATCTTAGCCGTTGGTCGACCTGCTTTGATTGCCTTGGCTAATTCAACAAATGTTCTACCGCCATCGCAAATGTCATCGATGATAATATACTTAAGATCTTCATGCTGATCTAAAACTGGAATCTCAGTATGAAGAATATTACCTGTCTTCATATCTCGTACTTTGGTTGCAGTGATAATCTTTTCAATACCAAATTTACGAGCAACATCAAAAATCTTTTTATATGCACCTGCATCGGGACTAACTAAACAAACCTCATCTACTGAATTAATTACGCCTAAGTCTTCCAATGCATATTTAACAATTAAATGATTATCTGCTTTTTCAAAGTTGTTTAAACAAGCTTCTAATACATCTGAGTGAGGATCTAATACAACGACTCTAGTAAAATCCAATGAATTAATGATAGGACTAATTACTTGCTTCAAATAATTTACTCCGCCGTCTACAAATTTACGATCTGACCTTGATCCTAGGAAATATGGCACATATAATGCAATTGGTCTATCTGTAATAGTACGAAGCGCTTGAGTTGCACATATTAAAATTTCTAAGTCTAAAAATGAATTGATTCTAGTCTTAATAGATATTGCATCGGAATAACGGTCTAAATGATTGTAATCTGTCAATACAATTGATTGCTGACCATCAGGGAACTTACTGATTTCATATTTGATATCAGATTTAAGTTGATTTATTAAATTTAATGTTAACATTTTCTTATCGTAATTTTATTTCAAAACGTTTTTCCATTTTATCCATTGTTTCTTCAGCAACTCCATGTACTGAAACATTACCATGTCTATTTTCTACAATCAAAGAAACAACATTATATCCATATGCCTTAGCTAAGTCTAAATAAGGTTGCATTTCTTTCTCGGTAGTAGTTGTATTTGAAACTACTATTTCTGAAAAGTATTGACCATTTGATTCTTCATTTCTTTTCATAGCAGCTTCAATTGATTGAATACACCACTGATGTGCTTTAGGTAATTTAAAAGCATCAAATACATACTCACCTTCTTCGTTGATAAAGTACTTATCAGCTTCAAATATAACTCCTGATTGCCAAATCAAATTAGCAAATGAAGACTTACCAGCTCCCGGAAGTCCCCTTAAAATCACTAAAACCTTATTCATAACATAAAGATAATATCTTTTTTTCAAATAAACAACCGAATTCAAGAAAAAGTTCCTACTAATTCTGTTTGACCTTGTGAGTTAGTGATTGTTTTTGGTATTTCACATTCTTGATAAGGATAATCTGATTTATCAGTGTACCCTTTGTTCATTGTGATAGTTTCACACTCAAAATACTTAGGATGTTTTGAATTGTCATTCCATGCTATATCAGGTAACAAAGGAACTCCTTCAAGAATAGGTGCATTTGTTAATGGTCGGTGTGCAATTACTTTAACAAAAGGTTCTACTTTTACGCCTTTTTCTAAAATTTCACAATACCATTTGTCAACCTTACTTACTTCACCAATATTTGTTTCGTAAATAAAACTACCCTCTTCAATCTTCTCATCACTTACAATAAGTGCATAGTGTTCTGTGTATATTATTTCTTTTTTCATAACTTTTAAACCATTTCATGATGATCCATTGGCAAACTCAAAGCCTTAACGGGCTGATTCTTCATTAAACGAAGAACCTCTTCCAATTCAATCGGCATTAATCCACTACCTTCACATCCTACATCCATTGCTCTACCTTGTGCAATTCTATAATGCGGAGGCAAATGAACATGCCCATGCAAATGAATTACTCCATCTTTCATTCTATCCCAAGAAGCAATTGGAAAATGACATAAAATAAAATTGTATTTGTCCATTTGTCCATTGCCATATCTACTAGGACGCTTTAGATTAAGATTAACATAATGATGAACGGACTTGAATAGATTTTGAACGTCTCCTTTATTATTCTCAATATGATGATCATGATTACCCAAGATAAGGTGGATGTTCTTACAAACAAGTCTAGAGCGGAAATCTTCAATGCTTTCAAATCCTCCAAAGCTCCAATCTCCTAAGTGAAACAATACATCATTTTGACCTACAACTGAATTGATATTGTCAACCAATTTACTGTTCATTGCTTCTAGAGAAGGAAAATCTCTACTAGAATACTTGTCTGATGGCGGCCATTTGGTTGTGGCACTGCAAATGTTAGCGTGATTATAATGAGTATCTGAAATGAAAAATACTCTTTGATCTTTCTCTAATACTAATTTCATACCATAAAGATAATATGAAACTTTCAGAAGATCAACCGAAATGTTAACTTTTTTTACTTTTCTGTGATTTGTACTACTACTGTATCATGTACAATTGTATAAACTCGTACCGGTTCGATATGCTTCATTGAATTCAAAACTTGTTTCAGCGAGTCTATTTCATTCATGTCTTTCGTATGATGCTCATTCAAATAATTTACATGCTTCTTTGTTTCACATACGATTGAATCTGTACGACGAATAGATGAATCCAATGTTTTAAAAACATTAACATTGTCATTTGAAAAAGACTGAAGTATTAAAATGATAAATACCGCAGTTAATGTAGCATATAATACTTTCATTTACGTGTTTTATTAGTTAAATCAATGATTGTTTTTTGTAAATCAAGTACTTGATTTTCTAGTTTATCAATTCGTTCTTGATAATACTGAATTTGCTTAGCGTTACTTTTTTTATTATCTGTATATAAATATGCCATAGCACATAAAGCCAAGAATAAAATGGCTTTATCGGTATGTTTAACGAATTCGGTAAATGACATTAAAAACTTAGGCATATACTTAAAAGTAAATTCCAGTAAATGTAAATTGAATTGGTCCTTGTGATACAAATGTAATATTACCATTTGGTGCTAATCCACTTACGGCAATGTAATTATTCATCACCGCAGCATCGGATCCTGTCATTACCGCAGAAATAAATGCATTTGTACTCAATGTTTTTCCATTTAAGCCCGGTACATTGATAACTAATGATGGCGGAGAACCTGCAGTTAAACCACCTCCTGCGAAAAAGTTTAAAGGAGATTGGGTAGCTGCAATTGCACTTCCAGATGGCGCAATTTGACCTGATACCGCAACTGTTCCAGCTGTCAATGCATATGTTGCATATGAAGCAGTAACTGCATTTGAAGCTGTAATAGACCTTGAACTAGATACCGCCCATGATCCAGTACCAAACAATGAAGATGTAATACTAGTTGAGTTAATAGAACCTGTAACACCTAACGAACCTGTTATTTGAGCCGATCCTGTAAATGGAAATCCTGCTGTTACTGTACCTGCATTCAATGCATAACTAGCTGTTATTGCATTGCTACTACTAATTGAATTAGATGCACTTATAGAATATGAAGCACTGATTGCGTTTAATACATATGACGAACTAACTGCGTTTAATACATATGAAGCCGTTACTGAACTTGCTGCAGTAGTTGCAAATGAACTAGAAATACTAGTAGATGCTACCGATGAACTTATTGAAACAGATGCAGATGCTGCATATGATGCACTAACAACAGAACCTATAAATGTACCCGTAAATGATCCGGTATATGATCCTGTTCTATATACATTAGATCCTGTCCAAGCATTTAATGCCGATATAGAACTAGTTACTGCAGAAATAGCCGTAATAGTATTTTCTGTTACTATCTTATTTCCATTTAAAAATAAAGTAGAAAGCAAAGACCCCGTTCCATCTGTTATTGTAGATGCACTAACCTGTAATAGTTGTTGGTAGGATTGTGAAATGTATAGATTAGATAAGTCGTACGCCATTGTTTACATTTCATATAAATATGTAAACAACTAATAAACTAATGTATTATGCCTCTCCCGTAGGAGTTTTCCATGGGGTATAATCATCCCATATCAATTCTTCTTGTTTAGGCTTAGGAGCATTTAATACATCAGCTACTTCGTTATGTGCATTTGTAAGAACATTCATATGTTCTGCCATTTTAATAAGCCCATCTCTAAGTTGCTCATTAACAGCTTCTTGTTTAATCAAAGCTTCTTCTACTTTGTCAACACGATTTCGAAGCACAACATATAGAATTGCGCCTAAACTTAATGTAATAATTACAAGGATTAGATCGATCATAACTTAATATAATAACTTTGATTCAGAAATCAAAGTATTTTATGGTCTGGATACCAGTTATAATCGTCGTACAAATTACCTTCTTCGACCTTGCCCTTTGTATCTTTTGGGCTTTTGCTCTTTAGGTCCGTAGGCTTTTTTTGCTCTACCTTTTTTCTTTTCTCCGAATGTAATTTTGATTGATGCTCTAGCATTACCTTTTGATTTTTTTGTATCTTTTGCCATAAACTTAATAAGTTAACGTTCCTAATTGCGTGGCTTTACTATATGTTCCTAGTAAATCATTATTTGGCATAACGGCGATAAAATCTTCGCCTCTATCCGTAACTGTTGCGCCGCGCTGTAGAGCATTAACTTTCCAAGTTTCGAAATTGTTATACTTTCTAATCTGGACCTCTGCTGGCTTTTTTATTTGTTCAACCCCCATGGGCGAAAAGTAAATAAGTTCCTGACCGTATTCTTTCAATACAGCAGAAACTTCTTCACGAATGATTTTTATGAGTTGTGATTTTTTCAATTAGAACTTGTATTTGGTTCTGTATTGAGAAATCATATTCATGTATGCACTAACCTCAGTTTTAGAAATACCTAAGGCTAAGCAAATGTCATTAAACATAGCCGCAATCTGTGGCTTTGTTAAACTGTTAGCTTTGTTTAAAGAATCAACTAGTTTTTCCATAGGCTGTTTAAGGGAAGACGGATATTTTACATCGCTTAAATCATAAGCTTCATTTGTTAATTGTTTCTCAGCTAACGCTAATTTAACTTCCTCTTCGATAATTTTGATTAAATCTTCTTTTTTCATGTGTCTTCCCTTAAACAGGCTATTGGATTACTTTTTGGTTGATTCTACTGATGCTTTTTTGTAAGCCGTTACATGCTTCTTTAATTCGTTGATAGCTTTTCTCGCTCTACCAGCAGCTGATTTGTTTTCTTTTTCAGCATAAATAGCATGATTTGCTTTGAATGATTCCCATAACACTTCCATCTCAGTGTAAATTTCAAAAACTGTTTTGTTGTCCATAATTTTATTAAATTTAAAATAAATATCAAAAACCTTTAAATTTCATTGATTTCCGCATCGATCCGCTGTAACTTTTGTTTAAGAACAATGCATTTCTCAAAATCTTCTCTATCACTATAATACTCAATCAACTTTGAAACTAGTTTCTTTTGATCTTCAGCTTCCATTTCAATAGGCCAATCAACATATGTGTCTTTTACTAAGTGATATGTCTTATCCATTAGGTGACTGAAGTAGTTCTTTTCCATAATGATTTATTTTATTGGGTCTAATATAGTAACTTTTATTTTAGGCTCATATCCTTCGGGTAATTTATTTACATATCCTTTAAACTCAGCTTTAGATTCATCTGTTCTAAATGCAAATGTAAGTTTAGATAAGTTCATCATTACCTGCGAAGTAGTCCACATCTTATATTTGTTATCTCTACGATATGGATTCATAAAAGGATCCTGGGTATATTGCTTAGCTAATACATCTAATACTTCAAAATCAGATTTAATTGTATTAAGTTTATCCTGGGCAATATTCATACGACTAATAGATGAATCTCTTTTAACTCCATTGGTATAACCCGAATCAGGATAACGAACTCCATGATTGGTACGTACTAATACTTTACCTTTATCTATCTGATTGATTACCGGTAAGTGTTTAGATGTCATTTCAATAATATATGCATACTTAGGATTTGCAACTATTGTCATTCCTTTTACGCCTACATCTGATTTGTCTTGACCTGCATAGTAAACTACCGATTTAACTGTTTCTGATAGTTTCTTTTTACCTAGTGCTGTACGTATCTTTAATCCATCAAAAGATGGTGTAGCACCTTTCTTACCTTTTTCTTTAGCTAACTCTCCTTCTCTCTCATCAAAGTCAACCATTAAAGATGAATTTACAATACCTACACCGAATTCATTTAATCCTTCGGACCAATCTGTTAATGTATCGTGTATATAAACTACCTCTATATTGTTAATGATTTCATGTACTACTTCTACAGAAGCTTTGTATCCTCTGTCTCTGTTTTTAGCTAAAATAGTATCGTCATCTAAGTCAACCTTAGCAACTACGCATTCATTGATTTTAGATTCAAATGCAGGGAAAGGTAGTCTAGGACCTAATACTTTCATCATTTGATCTTGAGACTTTGTTAGTTGATCTCCGGGTTGGTATGTAGGGCCTGAATTAAGAACTTTATACGTTAGATCTCCGTTTGAATGTACATAAACCAATACGCCTTTCGACTTGTAATGAGTACATTCTGGGTTGATATTTTTTACAACATCTCCAGGCTGAAACTCATATGGCTTAGATACGTTAAGAAGATTGTTTTCCAGTTTCATTTCGATTATAAATATTAGTTCTCCAGGTAACTACTTCATTTAATTGCTCTTGCGTCCAATAATCATAGTAATTTGTCGATACCTTTAACTTATCTGACTTTTCAGTTAAGTCATCTAATGGCTGTACAATCCAAAGATAACAATTGGGGAATGTAGTAACTACTCCATTTAAACTAAAAGGATTTCTAGGATCTGAATCCAATACTACTTTGTTTAAATGTAAGTATTGTTCGTTTAAATACAAAGTCTTTTGTTCTAATGCTTCGATTGTATACTCTTCGTAATTAGGTAAATAAAATATACAAAGTTTATTGTCTACAATATTACAAATAGATACTAATTTTTCTATTTGATCCAATGTACATTCTGTTACTGTATATTTGTTTTGTGCTGTTCTAGCATACGGACATACACTGTAATTACCTAATTCTGTTCTAGGCATTTGAATGTACTTGATCCATTCTTCTATTTCACTTACCATGGTAATGAATCATAGTCAGGTACTACTTTACACATCTTTTTAAAATTTTCATGGTTAGTTACTGCCGATAACATATCTTCATCAGAATCTTCTAATGCACGTGGCTTATATCCAGCAATAACCTCATATAGTACTACATATGCATTATCCGCATTTACACTATTAATGACTAGATAAGTTGTCATATCTTTTCCAAAGTGAAGCATTTCAGATTCACGTAATCCAGATAATAAATTTGAAGCTGCTGGATTCATAATAAAACTGTCATCTACTTTCGATATCACAACTAGTTTACGTAATCCTGTATTTGAAAATGTCTCAGCTACTGTTTCAACCGAAGACCATGATTGTACTGGAGATTTAGGTTTATATGTATATGGAATTACTATAACAGGCTCTGAAGTAAGTTTACCATGATTATTGACTATGTATATTTGTTTAGCGTCTTTTAGGTACTTATAAACATCTTCATGAGTATTAGGTATATTAGTTCCACGAAATGCAAATTTAGTAGCACCTGGATCAAATACTTTAGGAAATTCTTTTTTAAGTTTAAATAGATCTGACTTAAGATTATTTAATTCAGTACTTACATATCCAGTCCATTCACCTTGTGTTCCTACTGCCCCCGGCGTTCCACCAAACCACTTAATAAGTAATTTTTTTAGTTCATCCTCAGCATCTGTATTATCCTCTGTCGGTGCATTTTGTAACTTAGCTAGATCTGCTCTATCACCAAATGCTACATCGCCCATTGGTATGTCTTCTAGTAGTTTCTTAAGTCTAATCATATAGCAATAAATATTACATGATAACTTTAAGAGTTTGTATATCGGTTAAGAACTGTTCTACGGTTAATGTTTTACCAGTATCTGTTTTAATAGTAACTGATGGTAATAGTTCAGGTGACCTATCTACCATTTTCATTAATGCTTTAAGTCCCATTCCTGCATAGAATGTTTTAAACGAAGCCTCTCCTAATAAGTTAGTGTCTTTGATACAGTCCTTTTCTGTATCACCTGGTAACATAATAAAGTATTGCATTAATCTGCTTGTGCTCTTAATAAGTCTTTTTTGAATATAGTTACAAATACTCCTTTAATTGGAAAGTAAATCTTATAGTGTTCTTCTTCTCTATATGGAGTTACTCCATCTTTATAAGGATTTTTTTCATATACAAAACCTTTTCCATATTCGGGATAGACTGGCCAGTAGTACCATTCTTTTTCTTCTTCGGTAAAGTCTTTAAGATGCTTCATTGTTGCAGTGTATTAATTCATGGCTACGATCTTCTAATGAATTTACATGTACTTTCATTAGTCCTATTTCATAAGTACCCAATTCATTAGCTTCGGCTACCATTTCATTTAAATATGTTAGTGCTGTAAACTCAGCATTAGTCACTGTTTTAAGATCTAATTCAACTACTATATCATACTTGCTAGTATCTTTAGGATTGATATCACCTAGCCATGGATCCATAACCGTTAATTGATAGTTTTTAACAATAGCACATTTAGTATATACTGGCTTTAAAATAGGATGGCCATATTCATTGTTTTCAATCCAACTTCCCCATTTCTTAATGTAATAGTTTCTAGCCATGAACTCAGCATGCGTAAAGTAATCATCATTCTTACCAATCTCTCCGGTCCATCTATGTCCTCTACATGTTAAGTGATATACAAATGCATCTCTAGATTGAACTAGTTCATATCCAGCTAATATCCATCTTTGAAAGATATCAGAATCTTCATATGGAAAAGGAGCGAATCCCCAATCATGCCCGCCTATTCTTTCAAAGTCTTCTTTATATAAGACCCATGGAGCGAACATTCCTTTTGTAGTTTGATCTTTAAATTCAATTTGCAATTCATCGCAATACTGTTCAAATCCTAATACATTTAAAGAATCAAAGTCCATTCCAAAGTCCATAATTATCTTTTCTTTTCCCGGAGGATGAAGAGGTGGCTCAATCCTAGTCGCACATACTACTGTACCTGGCTTTAAGTGCTTTATAACGTTCTCAACATAATTCGGACCCATTATCATATCCGCATGCATTATGCCAACTATGTCATTTGTAGCTAGTTGAATACCCATGTCATACAATACAGTATGACCATCTCTAGTAGGACTTTTATAACTAATTAGTTTATCATCATTCAATGATTCTATCCACTCCCAAGTTCCGTCTGTTGATGCATCATCTAATAAGACTACTTCAGCTTCAGGAGCATGTTTCTTTACTGATGCATATGCATTTTTTAAATGCCTTAAATTGTTATGTGCTGGTATAATAATTGATATCATATTAATTTGTTTTTTAGTAAAATGTCATGTTGTATGCCATCTAAGTTTACATCGTTAATCATTTCAAATCCTAATGTTTCCATATAATTTACAATGTCTTCTTGTAATGACTGACCTGTCCATACTTCTAATGTTTCTACTTCGATTTGTATGTACTTAGTTTGTTTTATTTTATCTCCAAATCCTTTTAATACTTCTAAACCATGGCCTTCGACATCTATTTTCATAAAGTCAAATTTATCTATATTAAAGTGATTCATAATATCTTCCATACGCCATGCATCTACTTCTACAGTTTCTGAAATAAAGTTACTCGTTGGATTTGTTAATACGGAAGAAACTCCTACATTTGGTTCTTGTCCTATAATACCTGCATTGAATGTAATTACATCTGTTTTATTTGATGCGGCTACATTTAATGATTTATACTGAGGATATGTACGTTGAATAAATTCAAAGCACTTAGGATGTGCTTCTATAATATAGCAGTTATTCGGATCTAAATTCCAATACTGACATATGTAATTAGTATCATGCCCGTCTCTCGATCCTATTTCAATAAATGAACTAGGCTTAAATGCTTCTTTTTGAAGCTGTTCTGTTAATTGTGAAATGTCATGTCTCATGCTGTATACTGCTCCCCATATGTCCTTAAATCAAAATATAATGAATTAAATTCAGAATTACTAAAGAAACTATACATTTGTCTTTCAGCTTCTTGACAAAATTCATTAACTCCAATATTGATTTTATTTTCCTTAAATGTAAGAGAATTCATATGAGTTACTGTATTAGTATCAGATACTACAATTTTAAGATCATTTGTATCCGCAATACATCCTGCATAAAAATCTGTGCCCCATCCATAGATTAACTCCATTGGAAATTGTTTTATTTTCTCAGCAATGTCTCTTCTAATCAATGGAGCCTGAAAGTCAATCCATCTTACGTCACGCAATCCTTTACCCCAATTCCACATTTGTTTCCAATGACATTGTTCCATTGATGCGTTGATAATAGAGGGAGAATAAATACTAGCATTAGATTCTTTAGCTTCTTTCATTGAGGTTGTTAAAAAGCTAGGCCCATGAAATACAATGTCATTGTTTAAAAAATACATGTATTCGTGATCGGTACTTAAAAAGTATTCTAACGCTACATTAATACCACCTCCGAAGAATATGTTTTCGTCTAAACGATGCGTAGTTGATTTAGCAATTGTTTCTGTAGATCCATTATCTATTACCATAAGTTCGCATTCTGCAAACATTGGATCTCGTTTTAATTGACTTACTAGATTGTCAGTCCAATTAGGTAAGTTATGATTTAATGTTACTATTAACATGGTAAGTAAGGTGGGTTTAGTTGTTCAAATTTATATAGTCGCATGGGCATTGTTAAATATCCCGTTAATTCTTCTCGTTGGTTTCGTAAGATCCATTCATATGCTGGCAATCGAAGATCCGTGTCGGTATGTGCACTAACCATATTATCTACATAAGTAAAGTATCCTGTTCTAGAAGCTATATATGGCATTGCACCTTCGAAGAAGTATTTGTTTAATGGATGTTCAAAGAATTTATATGATATGCTTTTCAAAAATACAGACATTGGGCCTTTAGCTATTACATACATTGAATGTATATAAAAATATGGCATTTTAGTACATATAAAATCATCTGTAATTTCATTTGATACCAATGGAATATCAATGTTATAGTCTTCGCTAGGAAAATCTAATGGATTTGCATAGGTAGCTAATAAACCATAACTACCTATACCATGAGTCATAAAATACTCCACGTGTTGTCGTTTATTGAGTAAGTGTTCTATGTACCATCCACGTAAATAATCACTATGACCATTTACAGATCCTTTTGTATGAATAAACCAATAGTTATCATATTCTTTATTTGAATCCAATAATAACCTAATTGCCATTTGGTACGCACCCGCATCTGATGCTGTATACTTTTTAGGATCTACTATTCGTTTGTATTGTATGTTTAAACCTGATTCATCTAATATATTTTCTATATCATCTATAGATCCATAGTTGATGCCAGTATAGATATCTACATCACTGAAATTTTGTTTAAATGCATTGATAAATTCATTAACTACGAATAGTCTATTTCTATCTAAACACGTACAAGCAAATAGAATACAAGCACTCATTATTTTTTAATAATAAATGCAATAGGAGATTGAGCTCCTTGTTCGATAACACATACTTCAGTATTGTTTTCGATATACTCAATTTCTTCGTCGGTCATTAAATTACTAGTAATCTTACCGGTACTAGCAAATTCATTTAAGATGTTTAACATATGACCATCTGCATCTCCTCTTGTATACGCTCCATGACCCGAAGTATGTAAGTCTTCAATTACATATACTCCACCTGAAGATAAAAATGGAAATAAATATCCTAATGAAATTTGTTGTTGATGCATCATATGACCGCCATCGTCAATGATAATATCAAAACTATTAAATGTAGAATCAATTAGTTCTTGCAATTGACTTCTTTCAGCTTGGTCACATACTTTAATAGTTGTATTTGGAAGTTGAATATGACTTAGATCTAGAATGTCGATAGCTACTAAGTTACCTGTAGAAAAGTAATCTCTCCACATTCGAATACTATCTCCTTGATATACTCCTATTTCTAACATATTAGTTAAGGAATCCTTAAACTTTGAAATATGTTTTTCATAAAACTTAAGATAGTCGTGATAATTAGGTCCTTTATCTGATGAAGGATACTTTTGAATAATTTCGTTTAAGTCTGACATATGATTTAATATAATGAATTTTGTTTATATTTCAAAGTTATTTAAGGTAAATAGTTCCAAATTGAATATGTTCATTGATCAAATCATATACCAATGGAACTACATAACATGTTGTATATCTAGGCATACAATCAGTACCGAATCCGCCTTGATGGCCAATAACTAATTTAGATTTGGTTTTGATATAGTTCTGAACTCTCAATGATACATTCAAGTCTTTTACATTGACAATTTTATTTTTTACTGTATACTTGAATTCATCTGGTCCTGAAAAGTATAACCATATTAGATCATGTTTATCTATTTCTCGTTGTATTAATTCTCGCTTACCTTCGATCTTATCATGGTACCACGGAACGGAATAAAAGAATGAATCGTCTATATACAGAAATCCAAATTCTTCAGTACCAAATGTATCTTTTATGATTTGATCGCCTTGTTGCTTTTCAGACTCATCCCAATACAATTCGGGTTGACAATCTAACATTTCATGATCTTCGAATTTCCAAAACTTTAACATTTGTTGAATCAAAGGTATATTTGTATTTGATTCGTCATAGATACGAAAGTGATCATGATATACGGGAATTCCATCTGGTATTTCATCTATCATTCCATCTACATATGGATTGTTTCTAAATACTTCTATTACATTATTAAATGGATTAGCATGTTTATTGTGCCAATTATTAGGTGAGAAGTATTTAGCTATACATGTAGGAGAAGGTATAATTACAGTACAATCCGGATATTTTTGTTTTAATAGTCTAGGCATTGCAGAAAGTATAATCCAATCTCCATAACTATGACATGTACGAAACAATATAAATTGTTTGTTATTTAAGTACTCATCTGGTATGTATTTGTTACTAGACTCTGGATATCCTAATTTATCTACTGTATCGGCATGACCGAAGAACTCATTATACTGAACCATGGTAAAATTCTTTTAACTCTATTAATTGATCTTTAAAAGGCTTTGTTTTAATATTACCTACTAAGCACTTATTCTTTCCTAATTCAATTGGCTCAATTGTTAAATCAGTTTTGTTATAAAACTCAGCAAATAAATGTAACATATCAAATTTACTTAGACACTCGCCTTCAAGTATATTTAATGTTTCATATGAATCCCAATTCATCATTAATGCCTCAGCATGCTTTGCCCATTCCAATGTTGTATTACCATTCCACATTGCCTTTGTATATCCTTGAACCGTACCTGTTTGTGCGCCTAACCAAGACATTAAACCAAATGCTGTATCATTTTCAGGTCCTACTATAGATGTTTTTAAAATCTTAGTATTTGTACTGTATAGACTAATATACTCGGTAGCTATTCTTTTTGAAGTACCATATGGATCTATATCCATTTCACAATCAGTGCCAGGATGAATGACTTTACATGGAGCAATGTTAGATAATAGAATTGGTAAATCTGTATTTACTTTAAAGTCATTTGTTCTTTGAGGTATAGATCCAATACAGTTAATGATAAAATCTCCATTGAACTTTTTGATTGATTCCTGAAAATACTTATCTCCATATCTAGTAGTTAAAAAATGAACTACATAGCCTTTAGATTCTAAATACTGTTTAACTATAGAACCTAACATTCCTTTATGGCCTAATACCATTACATCCATGGCAACTTATTATCTAGTTGAACTTTTTTACAAATAGTAACACCTGGATTAAATGGTAGCGTAACAACTTCCCATTCATTGGAAAAGTTTTCTTTGATTGCAATTGGCGTTTTATAACAATCATTGCAATAAAATGGCTGTGTTAACTCTTCGCTAAAAGGATATGTATCATGAAAAAATACAAACCCATCAGACACAACCATGTCTTTTACATTAAGAAAATCTTTATATGATTGTTCATGACTGTGATCCGCATCAATGAATACCATATCAAACTTAAGTCCTTGATCTTTAATTGATTCAAAGTATTGATCAGTATACATTTCATGATATGTCATATTACTACGCAACTCAAAAGGTCTAGGAGCAGCGTCAACTGCAATGGCTTCTTTACAATACTCTGATACTGGTACAAAGCACTTACCATCTCTTACTCCTAGTTCTAAATAGCGTTCAGGGCGAATCCATGCTGCATACCACTCGAGCATATTTACATGCTCGAAAGTTTCCATTGGCGGTGGTACATTTCTTAAATATATTGGTGTCATAATACGTTAGTTTGTTTTAAAAATTCATATACATTTTCTTCTGGCATTAACTCATCAAATGAATTATAAGACTTATGCTCATCTCTTACAATATTATCCGTAATAAGATAATTTTTCATTTCAATAGTTCGCATCCATTCTTCATCTGATATCATTTCCTCATGTAGCTTTTCGCCTTTACGAATTCCTACTTGTTTCAATGGAATAGCAGTTTCATTACCTAAATAATGTTTAACCAATGCCTTTGCAATGTGCTCAATTTTAAATGACTGCACTTTAGGAATAGCAATACATCCATGAGATTCGGGTGTATTATATGCCCAATCAATCAAATCAACTGCACTATCCAATGTCAATAAAAATCTAGTCATTCTCATATCAGTGATAGGAAGATACTCGGCATTACCGTTTAATAATTGTTTAAAATAAGGAATAACAGATCCAGTAGATTCTAATACATTACCATAACGAACTAAGCATACTTTGATTGATGTTTGTTTCTTAGCAAACTCAATATATAATCGTTCTGATATTGCTTTAGACATTCCATATACATTGACTGGCTTACATGCTTTATCAGAAGATACATAGATTATAGTTTCAATTTTATGAGTTGATCTTGTTATACATTCTAATAAGTTTTGATGTCCAATAATGTTAACGTTAACTGACTCATATGGATTTGATTCACAGATAGGTACATGTTTTAATGCAGCTGCGTTGATTACTACATCTGGCTTGTATTCTATCAATGCATTTGCAATAGAATCTTTATCTTTAACATCGCCTATCATACATGACACATTGTTTTTATTGACCCAATCTGCCGCCATTAAATAAACTTGTTTATGTTCGTCTCTACTAAATACACGAATATTATTTGAATCTTGATAAGTGCGAATTAAAGTTTTACCTAATGCACCTGTACCTCCGATGATTAATATTTTTTTATCTTTCATAAATTATTTGTTGATCATTTCTTTTACTTGAATAGAATAAACCGGCCCACGACCGTACTGAAGATGTGTTAGATAATACAATTCATCCTCAGGTAAGTTATTAGTATCATAATACCATGGCATATGTTTTGCTACATAATCACCTCCCATTCGAAGACTAAAGTCACTCCAAATAGGTAATGTATTAGGAGCATATACTGCGAACGTAGTATCTACAGGTGCTTTAAATAGTACATACTCATCATCTAATCTATTCGTCCAATACTGACTTTCTGTATTAACTACATGTTCTGTAGTAGCTACATTTGGCAAGTCATCTATCTTTAATCCTAATCCTACTTTATGTAACTGATACTTGTTTACTATGGATATCATATTATCAATAAAGTCATATGGTATAGATTCTACAGGTACTACATCCGAATCAGTAAATACATAATAGTCTTGTATAATACTCGCAAATTTAGGATGTTGAAGTTCATATGATAATCGATAAAACGTACCATTATCGAATTTAGTAGCTTCAATGTCATTATAAAATACATCCAATCCAGATTCTTTATACCAATCCAATAAAGGTTGATATGTAGATTGATTATCAATTACTATAATGTTATTATAGTCTCTAGATCGCATTGCATCTACTAGAAGTTTTAATGGTTCTAATCTGTCTTTGTTTAAGATTACTATTGGTATTTGCTTCATTACTGTTTAATTTTACTAATCCATTCTTCAATATTCATTGTAGTAGACCAATTTAATAGTTCTTTTGTTTTATCAATATTATGAACTATACTATTGTCCCTATCACCTTTTCTAGATTCTACAAATACAATATTATCAGTAAACATTTTAGCTATATCTAAAATACTGTATAGATTTGTATTTGCTAATTCAAATTCTTCATTTGCTTCATAACTCCATGATTTAACTAATCCATCTACGATATCTTCTACATATGTAAACATTCTTTGTTGAGACCCGTCTCCAGAAACTGTTAATGGTTGATTTGATTTGTATTGTTTTTCAAATACACTAACTACAGATTCAAATCCTTTAACTGGACTACTGTCATATCCTGGACCAAATACATTATAGAAATAACATATAGAATACTTTAAGTCATACCATTTACAAAAGCCTTTGATAAATTCAATATTAGTAGCCTTAGTAAATGAATATGGAGAATGTAATACACCTTCATGAGCAAACTTTGTACTAGATCCGGCATATACAATTTTAATTCTATGTTTATTACAGAAATGCAATACCTGAAATGTACCATGTGCATTATATTGCCATACACGTTCATATTCTTCAAATGAAGGATGTATTCTAGAATACTCACCTAAATGAAATACTACTTCAGGAATAAATGGTAATTGTATAATGTTAATGTTTTTTGTTTCATCATCAATATATGTTACGCCTTCTATTTCATTTTCATGTTTACCTGCGCTATAGTTATCTATTACTACTATTTCATGATTATCTCGCTTAAGTCGTTTAACCAAATTGGATCCTACAAATCCTGTCCCGCCTGTTACTAAAACTTTACTCATATATTAAAGTCATATATTGATTGCAATCCAATTCCCAAGTACAACTTTGAAATCTTCTCTATGTTATACTGATAATGCTTATCGAAATCGTATTGATGCGGATAATGATAGTTTTTAAATAAAGGACCTTTAGGCATTAAACGAATTGCTTGACTATGTAATAACCACTCACCATACCAAGTAAATTCCGAACCATTTGCTTCTATTAGATCTGCAAATGTAATGTTATTAGGTACGATATATTCATCTTCCAATGATTGCCAAACCTTACTAGACCATATGGTAGGACCAGGTCCGAAATCGTAAATTGCACCTGTTCTTCCAAATATTTCCATTATTTGTAAACGTTCATTTGCAAATGACTGATACGGATCAAAGTTCAATGGAAACTTATCCATGAACTCGAAAAATGATTTATATTCGTGACAAACCGTATACGGCGTTTCGCCATCAAACATAAAATCACTAATGTAAAATGGCTTTATAAAAAAACAATCTGAATCTACACATAGATAATTTTCACACAATCCTAATTTCCAAAATTGACTTTTAACAATTTGCTGCCCTTTCCATCCTTGATTAGATGTATCAATCGATTCATCTGTTATAATATTAACATCCTCACCTAATACCGTTTTAAATAGTTCAAGATCTTTTTCAGGTACTGATATATAAAATGGAATGTTGTCTTTGTTAAATTCATTAACACTGTCTAATAGTTTTTTAGCCCTATGAACATCTTTATCATATGACTTACAGTAAATTACTATTTTATTCATATGATGTTATAATTTTATAAGATTCGATATAACCTTTACCTTTCTTCATACACTGAAAATTTGTATGAAACCCATTCAATACATCTTCAGAAAAATAAGGCTTAGATTGTTGCGATATAAATTGCTTAAGCATATTACATTTAATATAATAGAATTCTTTCAAAGAAACAAATAAATTTGGTGTCCATTTTTCTAATGTAGATGGAGATCTGTATTGAATTATACTATATGGTTTGATTCTAGCTAACGGTGCAGCTAAACTACTTACAATAATATGTTCAAAGTGACTGTCACAGTCAGATGTAGTCATGATACAATCATATTCATATAGATTAGTAAAGTTAGTTTCAATGTAATTAACCCATTGGTCTATATCCTTATCTCGTAAAAACTTTGCATCACTAAACAATAACGTATAGTTATCTGCTTCACTAACCGACCATGCATCTAATACTTCTTGCAGTCGTTCTTTACTAGTAGTTGAGTCGCAGTCTCCGCCTTGAGTTAAACACAGAATATCAAATCTAGTATCACTGTATTTTAACACCGTACCTGACATACTGTATTCAACATCATCTGGATGTGGGCTTAAACAAAGTACCCTATTAAAATTCAAAAATTTCATTTTCTTGTTAAATTAAATTTATAACCTTGAGGTGCATACACTCGAATGCCATATCTTCTGGCAAAGTCTCTAAATGCATCTGTTATTTCGTCATGTTCGCCTTTGTAACTAAAATCAACTAAATCTATTTCTAATTTGTTAATATACAATTTAGGATACTCATGATGAATTGTAAACTCTGGTATATCATAATATGACATTAATTTTTTAAAGTCATCTACAATACCATCTAACATTATGTCTTTTTCTGACATTGATGGTTCTTCAATTGTTTTAATCAATTTACATGGCGAGCCCGCATAGATAGCTTTACTAGTAGTTAATGACTTTGTAACTGTAGAATGAGATCCTATTACTACATTATCACAAATATCAACTCCTGCCATTATAATAGACTTCCATCCTACTATTACATTATTGCCTATTATAATGCCCTTAAACGTTCTAGGATATCCATCCAATACATTATACCAAAAGCCATGAGTGATTAAATCTACATCATGTGATAATCCTACGTCATTGCCTATAGTAACAGTATCGGCTAAATTTATATGACCGGTATGACATACCATACCACTGCCTATCTTTAGATTTGCATATGGGAAGTTCGAACTTCCGCCGCCGATATTCATTCCACGACTATCTGTAGGTCCATTATAAAAATACTCACCTAATTCAATGTTTTCGGCATTGGCATTGAACCTATCACCGATAATACTATTGTCGCCAATAGTAAGTTTACCACGAACATTGATTTTAACATCTTTACCGAATTTAACATTGTTACCTATGTTAAGTTCCTTTGCAGTGATATTAACATTATTAAATAGATCCTGATAAGTTTCCATTAAATGATTCCTCCACTTATGTTAACATTTTGACCTGTATAATATCCTGTATTTATAATGAACTCAATTGTATTATATAATTCTTCAATCGAACCCCAACGTTTTGCTGGTATTGTTTCTTTAACATTATTACGGAATTCTTCTGGTATTTTATATGTCAATCCTCCATCAAAGTATCCTAATTGTAAACTATTACATGTAACATTTTTACCTGCATTTTCGATAGCTACTGTTTTAGTTAAACTATCTATGAATCCTTTACATCCAGCATAGATACTAGTACTAACTACGGGATGATCGGCTAGCACTGATGATGTTAATATGATACGACCGTAGTTGTTACGTCGCATATGATTTATACATGCAACTGCGATGTTAATCGTACCCATAATATTGATATCAACTTGCTTTTGTATTGCATGATAATTTGATTCATTGTATTTATGTAAAAAACTATCTGAATTATATCCACTTAAGTTAATGACAATATCAATAGCATGAGAGTTAAAAAATTCATTTACAGCTGTAAAACTAGTTACATCTATATCTTTTGAACCTAATGCTATAACGTTATATTTTTCCTGTAACATAGGAACTAACTGACTACCTAATCCGCCTGTTCCTCCGAAAATAGCTACTGTTTTCATTGTACTCCTACTATTAATCCATATTCATTAAATACAGGAAATCCACCCCATTTCTTATAGAATTTTTCCTGGTTTATACGTTCTGTACTGACCTGACGTAAGTCAGATTGGCCATTATTCTCCTCTAGTCTATGACTGCCCCTAGCACCGAAGTGCCATACTACTGATTTGGATGTTAAAATGAATTGATATCCTGCTTTATGCATTCTTAAGAATAGATCCATATCTTCCCATGATGTTGGAGCGAACTGAGGATCGTTACCTCCTATTCTATCCCAATCGGCTTTAGATATCAATCCAGATACTCCTTCAGCTTTTGGAATTGTAAAGTTATTCATTAAACCAAATTCATACATCCATGCTTCAGCCTCTGCAGCTCGAAAATCATCATAGTATGCACCAAATGCTTCTTGAGGTAAAATGATCGTACCTGGTCTACTAGGAGATCCGAACATATCAGGTTCAACTCTGTGACTAAATACCCAAGTAGGCGTAGACTCATGTTTACTTAGTTCGTCTAAGCACATCTTATCCCAATATCTACTTACGTAAAAGTCACTATGTAAAAACATAATATATTTAGTTCGAACCATTTCGGCACAAATATTCATGCCACCGCCAATGCCTTTTGCTACTTCATTGGTTTCAATGTAATACTCTAAATCATATTCATTGCTTTCTAGCCATTCATTTGTACCATCAGTACAATTTTCTGCATAAACAACAAACGGAGCATCTTTAAAGTAACTATAGGTTCGAACTGACTCGACGGCTAATTTTAAGTATTCTAGGTTGTTGTATGTAGATATACAAAACGTAATTGGAGATTCTATCATAGTGTACTGTAATAATTGTTTTGTCTTTCTTGACGTTCGATATCTTTAACATGTAAAATATTAAACTCGGCTGGCAATACAGCTACTGTTTTAATACCTACAATTTTTTCATGTACTTTGTTTTCCCAATGAATTGATTCTGAATTTCTGTAAATTCTAGATTGAGGATCAGGCCAATTAACTAAGCCTTCTTCATTTACATTCCAACCCCATTTATCAATATGTGCTTGAGTTAGTCCTAGAACGATGTTTCTTCTAGGTACCCAAAATAAATCACAATCTGAATTTTCTTCTAACAGTTCAGGTAGTACCTCAATAAAAGCATGACTTACTAATTCATCAGCATCTAACTGAAAAATATAATCGCCACTGCAAAGCAAGTTTAGTTTGTTTTTCCAATTAGCAAAGTGACCATCGAAATTGTCCCATACTAATTTGATCCCTTCAACTGATTGTAAATAATCAAATACTTCTTTTGTTCCATTATTATCATACAGAACAACTACCTCATCCTGGGAACGCTTAAATTCCAAAAGATGAGGTATTAATTCTTGAATTTCATTGATTTCGTTACAAACAGTTACTGCGTAACTTATTTTCATTCTACCTTCTTTAGTTTAGGAAGTTTCAATTGTACCTGCTTAGGAAACTCTGGTAATCTTTCAGTTAAGATAGAACCTAATTTTTCTTTCATTTTATCAAAGGAAAAATTAGTTTTAATATGATGATATGTTTTTCTAGACTTTTCTAAAGACTTTTTATAGTTCTTTTCAATGTCTTTAAACAATCCTATTGCATATCCATAGTCTACTGTAAACCACTGAGCTTCTTTCATTAACCAATCATTTGCAGCAGATGGATGAACATTTGTCATTTGACCTGGTATGTAGTATATCATATCATCCGGTAAGAAATCTTTATGTCCTGAAAAATCAGAAACCATAATTGGCTTACCCGTAATAGCAGCTTCTGCTAATGGACGTCCAAATCCTTCGCCTTTTGTGAACGATACATGTGCCTTAACCTTAGGATGGTTATAAAGTTCATTCATTTCTTGATCGGTTAAATCTCCGTAAATCAAATAAATTGGAGGCAATGATTTAGCATCAACACTTTGTTTAATAAGTTTGATTCTCTTTTCAATTTCTAACCTATCCATAATAGATGGAGCTCCTAATGAAGTCTTTAATACCAATGCCGGTGGATTCATTTTATTCTTAAATGCTTCAAAGAATGTACGAATCAATCCTGATACATTTTTTCTATCTTCACCAAAATCTCCTGGCAACCAATGTCCTACAAACAAATAGCAAAAGTCTTCTTTAATACCTGCCATTGTTTTGTTTAATTCAGTATTACCAACAGAATCTAATTTCTTGAATATATCTAAGTTAATACCTTCGAACAATACCTCAACTGGCGTAGTTAATTTTAATTCACCTACCTTTTGTTTTGTTTGTTCATTCATGATATCATACTTACTGTTTTCAAATACCCACTTAGTATGTTCCGATGAAGCCAATACTAAGTTCATTCTATTACATCCTTCTAAAAACTGAGGCGAACATTGGGTTGTTTCAATACCAGCTGTTACGCCGATATTATACTTACCAATAGCCTGGAATTCATTAGGAATAGTAATTTGAATGTATACATCCGGTTGCTCGGTTAATTGAGTAACTATTCTAGATGTGATATCCGTATCTGATTCTGATAATACATTCATCGGCGTACTACCCCAACGAGTCGGAATAAGTTTTACATCGTATTTGTCTAATGCAATTAATGCTCTAACAAAATCTCGAGATCTTTCTCCATATCCCGATCTAGTAGCGATCGGCGACTGTACTACAACTGTTATTCGTTTTTCCATATTATTTTACTGTAACTAATTCGTAACGTGATCTTGGTGTCCAATTATCAAATGCAACGTTCATGTCTTTGATAAATCGATTACCCATTTCTTTTGCTGACATACCTGTTTGTACTGATAACATCCAGTCACGTCCTTTTTGACCAGCTTCTGTTCTTTCAGAATCTGTTTTTTCATACCAATACTTAATAGCACTAGCAGCTTCATGATAATCTGCAATGTCATCAAATATATAAGGCGTCATTGGCGAACCTTGTAATGTTCGTGCTTTAGGGAAGATTGGTTTAACCCATTCTCCATGTTCTGTATATGTACCATTAGCATTTGTAGGCCATGCTGGAGTATAATCATCTTCTGTTAAATACTCACCTGATTCATTTTTAAATCCACATTGGTCTTGCATTCCACCTGTTACATTAACTATAATTGGAGTACCTGCCATTACCGATTCAGCTGTACCTAATCCAAATCCTTCATTTGAAGCAATATTAGCAGTAATATCAGACATGTTATACAAGAAATTTAATTCTTTAGTTGATATTGGCTTAATATTAGTAAATTGAACTTTTGATGTTTTGCAACATTCTTCAGCTACAGCAACTAGATCCGTACCATTTTCATCTACAGGTTCTGTATGCAATAACATTAAACACTTATCTTGTTTTTCTTTTGGTAATGAACTTACAAATTCTTCAAAACCTAACATTAGATCCGGTGTATGTTTACGACGAATGTTTCGAGCATTGTAGAACATAATAAAGTCATATTCTTTCTCACCTAACATTCTCTTTTTGAATTCTTGAAATTCATTCCACTGTTCATGCTGTTCATTTAATGGAAAGAAAATATCGTGAGGAATACCATGAGGCACATAAGTAATTTGCCATGGCTGATAATTTGAATCTTTCAATACATCAGTAACTAAAGCTTTAGTTTGTTTTGAAATGCACATTAATAAATCGCAAGATTCATAAAATGGTCTATTCCATCTAGGAGCTGGATTATCGTCCCAAATAGTATAGTAAAATAACGGAATTTCTTGACGAATCTCATGTTCCATTTGATACAGCCAACCCCAAAATCTAGGATCGGTAAAGTGCAAAATAGCATCTGGACGTTCTACTGCAATTAACTCTCTAACAACATCTTGGTTGCCATATCCATCAAATGGAATTAATTTTACGTTAGCATCTTTTACGCCAGTTACTTTAGCAACTTCTTCTGACAAATCAAACATCTTTCCTGTTTCAGGATGTTGAATCGCAGCTGCTAATTGAATCCAATCAAATTCTTTAACTGTGTTTAGAACAATTTCACGGGACATAGTTCCAATCCCTGAATGAACTCGAAGGTCATCCGATAATAAAAGTATTTTCTTTTTCTTCATAACTGATTACTTAAATAAATATAACGAACCGTTCTTTAACCGTTCTTTTTTAGGACTTTTTTCTAAAAATCCAATTATCTATTGGCCAAAATATTAATGAACCAATAAATTGAAATGCAACTGTAGTAGCCCAATGAGGCCAATGAAGTATATCTCCAAAGAAATACATACATGGTACAGCTACAAAAAAACCTACTTGCCATTTAAACATGTAGGTTGCAAACTTTTTACTAAAATAAGATTTTATCATAACTCGTTTATAATTACTACTGGCTTTTTATGTTTGAGTGCCATTTTTACTGCATGATCGGATCCACTAGTTGTCGAAGCTGTATGAATAAATGCTATCATCTTATCACAATACTTCGCTATTAGTTCATTACGTGCGAATAACTGCGTTACGTGATATTGCTTACCATAATAAGACTCTGGCATTACTGAATATAAATTCTTATTAGTAAATGCAGGATTGAACTCTTTATAATCCACGCCTAATTCCAATGCATATTTTTTAGCATACTTATCCGCACCCGATCCTGCACCTCCAGATACTATTTCTAACTTATCGCCGAACATTTGTTTTAGTTTAAAAATAGTATCTTTGATCTTTCTTTTGTTCTCATAAATTCTGGATCCGATAATAGCTATTTTAATTTTTTCAGGATCTCCTTTAACTAAACTTTTTTGGTATCTTGTAATCATTTGATTCTATTTGCTTTTGGGCAAAGATCATCTCTCTCTGCAAATTCGCAGTATTTACAATTCTTAGCATTTTTGCCCGCAATGGCTAAGTAATTGTTTTCTTTATTATAACTACCGTCGGTATTGAAACATGTACTTACAAACGTATCAATTTCCATATGAAGCTTTTTTCTTGTAGGCTTACCAGATGCGGGTTCAAACAATTGAACTCTTTTTTGTGGATAAGCAAAGTCTTCAATCAATTTACGTTTAACAATAAAATACTGAATGTCAATCTTTTCTACATCATATCCATATTGTTCAGCGAAATAAGACTTATACAATACCAATTGAGATGCTTTAAGCTTATCATTCTTTTGATACTTATTCCATCCGCCGGTAGATGTTTTAATGTCTATGATAATAATTTTATCGTTAACAATATCACGAATAACTATATCAATAAATCCATTCATCTTAACACATGTATTAGATTTAGATGCTTGAATGTAAAGTGGCAACTCAATACCAATCAATTCATACCCAGATGCTTTAAAGTAATCACCGCGCCTTTTCTTCAACCAATCTAAAATAGCAACGCCATCATTATAAAACTCAGCTAATTCATGTTTGTTAGAAAAATGTTCGTTGTTATTTCTTTCAACATCTAACACATAATTTGTTTGCATTTGTTCTAACAAACATGATTGCAAATCTAATTGATCTGCTTCTTTAACTGATTTTGTATACATGGTATGTAAATACCATTGAAGTGTTTCGTGAAACGATGTTCCGAAACACGTATTGATGGAAGGCCCTCCGAGTCTATAACGATCTACATAGTTCAATTTCCATTTTAATGGACATGTAGCCCACATTGAAAATTGACTATATGATATTGTAACATCTCCGGGTTTCTTCTCGGGGGCGACGGCTCTAAACAATGTCGATAATGAACTCTTACTCATTTACATAAAGATAATGAAAAAGTTTCGTATTACCAAAAAATTATTTGAGAAAGTTGACTTTTTAAATCTTCAATTGTACCATTGTTCTCAATGACCATATCCCAATCACTTACATAATCCAATGCAGTTTCTGATGAATGTGTCGCGCCTATATCCGTTTGTTGATCTCGAACTACTTTGATTGTACATACTAAGCCTGTTTGTCTAACAGCATGCAATTCATTTGGGAATCTAGTATCTGTTATAATCCAATTAGGATATACAGATCTAACAATACCCTCATTATCAATGATTTGAGTAGGTTTATAGTCGGCTAATAAAGCATTAACCCAAGTATTTCTATGCAATCCTTCTCGCATAGCTTCTGTACCTAGAATCTGTAAAAAGTCTCTTACTGTCATTCTTTCCGGTCGATCTACATTAGGTAAATACGTATCCCATTCTGATGACATATAAGTTTGTTTAAATTCTTGATCTTCAAACTTCTCTACTGGAATTCCACTAATCAATGAAGCTACTTCTTTTAGTTTACCTGCCCATTTCTTATTGATCCAATTTTGTTCAGGATACATTTCCTGAATCAATTTAGCAATAGTATCTTTACCAGATCCTATTTTACCTGAAATACTTATTATCATTCTACGTCCTCGAAATGTTCTAATGATTTAACAAAGTGAGCTGCCTTTTCATTTTCTTTAGGCATAAAGCATTTATAAGCTTCCCACGAACCTTTACAAATCATTTGATAGTAACCAAACAAATCATCATATCCACCATGTACATATACATGATATTTTTCATCAGTGTCCTCATTCAACATATAAACATGCTGATTGAATTGTTCTTTGTCTTCTGGCAAAATGCCTACGTGAAATTGTATTTTACTCATGAGTATATAAATGTGCTAAATAATAATCCTATACCTGTTCCTACTGCTGCTCCGGTGGCATAGATAAGTTTATCGATAATCGATCCAAATGCAGCTGACTTAACGTTAAATGTCCAAACAAGACTAATTAAAAATCCTACAATAATTGCTCCAATGTAATGTCCATTGGCTACTTGATATGTATTCAATGCTACTAGTGTTACTTGCAATACTGCTCGAAAGAACAATTTGATTTGACTACTTCGGTTGAGCCAAAAGCTTGTCAATTTCTTTATCAGACTTTCCATATTTCTTAACTATGTCTTTTACTTGTTCTTTTGTTAATATATCTAAATAATCTTGTATTTCCAATTCTGACACCATAAAATGTTTAGATAAAAGTTCTAAAAGATCAGAATTGTACTTTGCAGCTTTTTTGCTCTTAACGTACTTGCTATATGATTTCTTTTTAGGAAGTACATTCAAATACAATTTATAAGTCTCTGCTGGAGATAAAATACCAATTGTTAAATGCTGAAATTCATTTACTATTTCAATGAAATCAGGATTCATACTTAACCAACGATTGATTAAATATGGAACAAATGCTTTTTTATCTTCAGCAGATAGACTTTCCCACGGAGTTTTCTTGTCAGTGATATTAGATAAATGATCGAAGATCGTCATTTTCTTATCCTGCATAATCAAACTCCGGATTAATGTTACCGCAACTAGAGCAAAAATAAACTTCTACAGGTATGTATTTATCTTTACCCGTTCCATTGATTATACCTGAAATTTTTCTAAATTTCATTGCCGGCATAAACATGTCATGTCCACATTCATCGCATAGTATTGGAGTGGACTTTGACATATCAATATGTTCGTTTCCTACTTTTTCTTTTCCTAGGTTAGATAAATCCATCATAATGTTTCGTTTAATTTAGTTAATATATTTGATTGTTTAGCTATATCAGTTCTTGCAATAGAAATACAATCTTTTTTAGCTTCATCTGTTAATCTAGCCCATGGAATTTGATCAAACTCATCGGCTACTTTTTTCGAATCTGTACTAAACTCCGGAGTAGGTGCACTAACCGTAATATTAGTCCGGGTAGCGAAATACGCTTCAGGTATAGTCATCGGCTCTGTTCTTTCATAGAATGCATTCTTTTTAAGACGATTAATGAACATTTCCGTTTGCAATTCAGCTCTCTCTTCATCTGTCATATCGGGCTTAGTCCATAGACCCTTGACCCAATTTATAAATCTTTTTATCATTTTATTTCGTTTAATAATTGAATAAACATTGACATTACGCCGATTTCTTTATCTACAATAAATGAATCTTTGTATTGAGCATCTGCAATAATCAAAATAACCGCCGCGACATGGCCTGTAGCATAAGACTCTAAATTATCATAAAGAAAACGATATAAATTTGAAAAGTCCTTAACTTGAGAATCTGCTAAAAGCTGTCTAATATTAGTAAACATGGTCTTTTTGTCTTCATTAGATGATAAGATGTCTAATATCTTATTCATGTAATTAGCTTCAACTAAAGACTGCTTATCCATCGCTAACTCTCCATTAACTACCTGTCTCTGACAAGCATTAAGGATTCTTCTAATATCAGGATATCCTGAATTAACAATTGCAACTAAGTCTTCAGGTTTAAATGTTACAGATTCATGTTTTAAAATCTCCGATACTCTTACCGCTACGTCTTTTTTAGATGGCGGCGTAATTGCAAATACTTGACAACGAGACTGAATAGGATCAATAATCTTTTCTACATAGTTACATGTTAAAATGAATCTAGTAGTTTTAGAAAATGTTTCCATTAAATTACGCAATGCAGCTTGAGCATTGGGAGTTAAGAAATCAGCCTCATCTAAAATAATCAACTTCCATTGTCTAAATCCAATGGTTGATGCAAAGTTCTTGATCTTGTCTCTAACAGTATCTACATTGTTTTCATCTGATGCATTAACATACATTAAATCACAATCAATGTTATTCGCAATCAATTTAGCCAATGTAGTTTTACCAGTACCCGCAGATCCAAATAGTAAAAGGTGAGGTACATCTCCGTTTTGAAGATATACCTTTACCTTTTCGACAATAGCTTGGTTACCTACATACCCATCTAGGCTATTAGGTCTATATTTTTCTACGTATAACGTGTGTTCTGTATTTCCAAACATTTTATATAAAGTTATATTTTTTAAATTTATCCAATTTACATCTTCTAGCGATTGTTTCGGCTGCTATGTCTAATGCGCGACTTGCCTCTCGTAATGAATTATACTCTATACCATCAATTACAACTTTTCTAGCATTACTAGACGGCGGACCGCCTTTGTATTTGCTATGTACTTGTTCTAACTTACCTTTATAATTTCCATGTATCTTACCCGATGTCGGAACAAACCCATTTTCAATGTTATTGCTATATGTAAGTACTCGTTTTTCAATTACTTCAGGTCTAGAGCCAGGATTATTAGTCCCTGAACAACCTAATTTATGTTTACACTGTTCATATACTAAACTTCCTTTTGTATACGTAACTCCGCCTTGACCGCCTTCTGTTATATTATACAATGTATAGTTAAGTTTATTTCGGTAATGAGATATCCAATATCGTTCCGCATCATCTAATTCTTCTTTATCGTAACATGTTTCTAACAATGTTTTTTTAAAGTTTTCAATTCCATGCGATTCAATTGCTTTTTTTATTAAAGATCCACTACCATAGTAATCCAACGTATCATTCCAATTTCTTGAAGATTGTCCGATGTATACTTTATTATTGACTAAATTTGTAATTAAGTAAATGTACATATCTTTTTAAAATAAATATATACACCGGACGGTAATCGGACGGTATTTTTTACGCTACTGTCAATTTAACTAAATAATAAACCGCAGAATACTCTGTATTAGTAAAGGTTACTCTAGCTAATCCTTTAGAAGAAACTTCTAATGTACCAGTTGCATCTGAATTTGCATTGATGATTTCTTTCAATAATTTAGCTGAAAAACATGTTACTGACATATCTTCGGCTTCAACTGTAGTAGCATTAAATACTACACGGTTTGTATTTACTGAAGAATAATTTACAATAACTTTTGTTTCACCTAAGTTACATTCTACACCAAAGTTTTCAGAATCTAACGCACCTACTGCCTTTTTAAAGTTATTTGTAAAGTCTTTATTCAACTCTATTTTAACTTCAAATGGCGGCAATGACTTTAAATTAGGAACTTGACGAATAACTGCTAAATCAGCTAACATATAAGTTACTGAAGTAGACTTATCTTTAAAGTTAATAGAATAAGCTTTGTTTTCAACTACATTCAAATTAACTTCCATTTGTTCATCAACCGCAGACAATAATTTCTGTAACTGAGCCGTCTGATATACACCTAATTCTGCATCAGGCAAATCAAATGAATTTAAAGTTACATCTCCAATTACGTTTTGATCAGTACTAATAAACTTTGTACTCAATGTTTTGTCTGAAATGACAAGCTTTGCAGAATCTGTATTACCACCTAGCGAGTAGCGATTCAAGAAACCAATAAATTTACTCTTATCCATTTTGTTTTATGTTTTTTCTTTTAATTTTTGTTTTAATTACTATTTCAGTATCTAACATCGGAGCATCCATATCATGTTCTACTCTTTTTTCAATGTTAAAATATGGGTTATATGACCTATACTTATACTTCGGCATATACTTAGCAGTATGATTCAAAGCTTTTTTGATTTGCTTTCTTTGTTTACATACTGAACGACGAATTTTATAGTTCTCATATGAAAACTTAAAATACTTAAAAATATATCCTACTAACATTACATAGAATTTTACTGATAGTAAATCTAATAAGTCAAACTCATAATAAAATGTAGTAATACCATGAACTTTGGTATTGGCTAGCATTCTATTTTCAGATACTACCATGTAATACTTCTTCATAACGTTAATATAATATCAATTCTTCGTATTACCAAATTATGTAGTTGAAAAGTCAAAAAATTCTGCAGCTGCTTCAATTGAATAAATAGGTAAATTATCACCACCAATCTTTACATAGAATGCTCTGTAACTTTCAAATACCTGCATTGGATTTGAAGAATGAAACATATCTTCTATTGACTGCAATACAACTGCCATATCTTTTGATACAATATCTTCAATTGTCTTCGGAGGTGCCATTGTAACAATTTCTTCAGCCTTCGCACATGTATAAGCATACATATACAAATTATGATATGTCATTCTAAATGCTGCATCTCCCTTGAATTCTTCAATCATTGGCCATGTTAATGTATCCCAACCTGGATGTTTCAACAAAGAAGGAACTAATCCTTCTGAAGGATATTTAACTGTACCATCTTTTGGAAAATACAACATGTTAAAAATATGATTTCTCCAATCTGCATCCCAAACCATTTGTCCAAAGATAGGATACTGACCTGGAGATGAACTATCAGTTGACAATGTAATTCTATTATCAGTATACTGATTAAACATTTGTTGAAGTTTACCATATACTAAAAAGTCAGATACTTTAGATGCTCCTAATACGTGTACCCATGTATTATGCAATTTATCAAACTCTTTGTGTTCTAACATTAATGCAATGCCATGTAACAAGTCAACAATACGACGACTACCTCCTAATGACCAACCTTGAAATTCAAAATCTTTAACGGCATTAAACCATACTTCTCTTTCTTTAGGATTTGAACCTTGAGATACATTCAAGAATCTAGTCTTACCAGATTGATTCTTTTCAAAGTATTTAAAGTTATCAATACTAAAATCTAATGCTTCTTGAAATCTACCCTCATACTTAGTACGAGGTGGAATATCTAAGTTAGCTGCTAAATCTGAATTGTTTTCTAACCATTGAAAAATAGTATCTCTTAAAGCTACATCCCATTTCAACGCACCTGTCGCAATTTGGAATCCTCCGGAATCACCAAATACTAAACAATCTTTATCTAAACCCCAATCGGCTCTCAATGTAGGTTTCTTGTAGTAATGACCTGCTGTCACTAGAAAATAAGGATATCGCCATTCTTCAGGAGTTCGTTTATCCCAAAAGCGATATGGTACGCCTGGTTTAATTTCTGCATCTTTCTTTAGTACAGTTGCAAATGCACCTGAAGATAAAGATGGAAAGTAAACTACTTTTTTTGGATCTGTATTTTGCATATTTTGTTATTTGTTAATATATTGAATTTTATTTAGATTTCCAAATATTTTATTTAAAAAATCTTCCGAATCATAATACTGCTCTGTTAAATGCTCTACTTGTTGATCTATTAAAGATTTATATGCTTCATAGTTATTTGTGAATTCATAGATCATTCCTATTAGATCAGGAGCATGTGCTGCATACTTTAATACGTTTGAAGTCCATTCTGCTGGATACATAAAATCTTTAGGTACAAACTTTTCAAAGCCATGATAATCAGGTACCATAGGAATTGTACCCAATAATAAGCATTCATAGATTTGTTGTCCTAAATTTGGCATATCATATGGCAACCATGCTACTTTCGCAGCTGCAATTTGATTTAACAAGTGCGGTCTAGATAAACGTTCCTTTTCATTGCAAAATACAGGCTGAACTCCTTTTAATGTTCGTTTCCAATCATAGAATATAGATTCATGATATTCTTCCCAATTGTAAAATGGAAATACTAACATGTCAGATTTTTTAAAGTTGTTTTTTAATTTACCAACTTCCAATCCTAAATACTCCATTGGAAACTTACATACTTGAATCGATTTCAAATCTTTACTTATACTGTGTTTAAATGCTCTGGCATGTTCTTCGCAAATAAAAAAGTTACCATGTAAACATTTGCATATCGATAAATTAAATGACTTACGCCATGGATATGTATGGTCTGGTGCAGATACAATATCTTGATGCCAGAATCCATACATTTTTGGAGTAATTTCATAGTACTCACACCATGACTTGATTTGGGGTATATTCGTAGTCCATGCATTGGTAAATACAAATATATCATCTGATACTATTACGTTAGACTTGATTAGAAGTTCTATACTGTACAGGTCTGTTATGTTAGTAACATTATATTGCCTGTCTTGTAGGTCTTGTGTTAGAACTTCTAAGTAGCCTAGAATAGTTGATGATACATGAGTCTCCCAAGAATCTTTGTCAATGATATGATTTAAGTCAGAGACTACGTAAACTGTCATAACTCAACGCGTGCCCCGTTCTCATTATCTTCCCATACCTCTACCCATTCCGCATCAAATTCCTTAAGAATTTCTTCTGCTAACATTTCACAAGAACGAGCTCCAAATTCGCAAGTTCTAGAAAAGTCATCAAAGTACTCTCCATTAATATAGTCGATAATATCTCTTTTCAACATGATAAATTCTTTATCTCTATCAGAATGTGTAACTTTTACTGCAACAGTAAAATGAAACATATGCCTGTGTCTGTGAGATAAGAAATCTACCTCAGGAAATAACTCAGCTGCTTTTGGAAAATTGTGGCAGCCATCGATTTGTAACTTAACTATAACTGTTGTCTTCATATTTTAAAAACTAAAAAAACTATTTAATGTATCATTTACAGGAACTTTACCATAACTCAATGCATTATAGAAGTCTTGCAATTTATTTTCTAATGACGATCTAAAGATTTTATCATAATCAATATACTCTTCAACTATTTTAACAATCTTTTCAGGATCTTCAAATCCTTTTAGCGCAATACCATCAATACCATATGGATTTGATTTCAAATAAGTCCATTTGATCTTTTCTCCATTTCCAATTGGTTGAGCTGATGTAATCTTAAAATAATCTAATAAATCATTATAGACCAACGCCGCCTTTACGTGAGCCGGAGTAGCTTTAACTCTATCAGCAAACATTTGATCCGCATCTTTTTTGATTTGATATTTTGATAATTCTTTAACACCTGTCGGGAACATAATATCAATCATGTCTTTTTGTTTCATGTCCTCTCTAAATGCTAATACCTTATCATCTATTACTTTTCTATCTACTAGATTTAAAATATCAATCAAAATACCTGACATGAACTCTCTAAATGCTTTAGGGAAGTTAGAACGAATTACATCCATTCCTTTTACATCGAGTTTCCATTCTTTAGCTCCTTTGGTTAAATCAGATATTAATACACCTTTTTCAGAAATAATCTTTTGAGCATAACGTTTCTTTGCAATCCATATACCTGATTCTGATACATATTCTTGTTTAATCGTTAAGAAATGTTTATCTGAATTTAATACATGCTTAGCATATGGAGTAAATGAATCATTAATAAACTTTTCTACTACCTGAGATGTTTTATAGGTAATGTCAATTTTTTCTTCTCTCGACATTGTTTTACCTAATTTCTTTTCCATTAACTCTATAATAGGCTCAGCTGAGAAATAGTTAGAATCTGTATCTACATAAATTACATATTGTTTATCTACTCCTGTTTGCTTAATAAACCATTCATTGCCTTTTGACATTGCATGCTTAATTACTGACTGACCAGTCAATGTAATAGATTCTGCATTATCTAAATCGTGGAATCTAAATCCAGGAGCACCCAATCCTCCATATAACGAGTTATTAATAATCTTTGCAGTTAACTGTTTAGCATCAAAAAACTTAGCTAACTCCATATTACCTTCTTTACCGTATTTCTTTGCCAATGCACGGAACTCTTCTCGTTCTGCCATCCATGTTTCCAAAATAGACGGAATAATACCTGGCTTTTGAGAATCATATACAACACCAATTGCAGATACTGTATACTTGTTATCTACTAAATACTTACGAAACTCTGTTACACTAAATGACAATTGTTTAATACCAGACTTAAGTTTAACTGATAAACTATTATCTTGATTAGCTAAGAACGCTCCTTTTACCATATCCCAATTCTCAACTCGACCAATTTTAGTTTCTGGAGAAATGTTCAATGTTCTAATAATAGATGGATACAGAGATGACATATCTTCGTCAAATATCCATTTATAAACACCTGGCTTTGGATCCATTACAAATGCACCTGCAAAGTCATTTGAATGATTTTCTTCTTCTGTTCCTACAGTTGCTGGTATTCTATTTTTTCTATTAGGTGCTACAATACCTAAACGTTTCATGTAAGTTAAACATGCTCCATCCAAATATCTTGTTGTGAAATAAATGTCATCATATGATACATGGCCTTTATGACATACACCTCGAGCCTGATCTAAAAACTGAAGCTTCAAATCTAACTCATATACCAATCGAACGTCATTAATGTTATATTCGATGAACTTATCAATATCTGTTTGATACAAGTGATCTAATGTACCTTCATATTGAATTTTACCTTTACCTAATTCTTTTTGCGAAATAGCTTCTAATGAATAACTTGATTCTTCTGAATAGGTAAAGTTCTTATACAATGCCATATAGTCTAAACAAGCCACACCTTGAAGTTTATAACGGTTTCTGTGTTTAAGCCAAATTACGTCATTGATCGGAGATAATCTATCTGCTTCTTTTGTACCTAATACTTTTCTAATTCTATTGTACAAATATGGAATATCGAAAAACTCTATATTCCATCCTGTGATGATTGTAGGTGCTACAGATGCATAATGATTAAGAAACTTTTGAATTAACTCTCTTTCTGTTTTAACAGACTCTAAAATCAATTTATCCGAAACCTTCGACTTAACCTTATTATCCGGATCTACTAAAATTGCAACGTATTGATCGCCTGCTCTATCATAAAATGAAATAGATGTTAATGGCTGCCATACTTCTTCGGTATCAGAAAACCCACCTTCAGTTGCAACCTCAATATCTAGATACATTTCACGATGTCCTTTACTTATATCATCTGATTCATAATATAAATCAATCAATGTTCTAGTTTCAGGTCCAATATCAGATTCATAAATAAGACCACGCTGAACATCAGAATCGTCCCAATCATAAACCTTTTCTACTCTGTTACCATCTAACGCAACATACTTACCGTTATTGTTTTTACGGTAAGCATATTTTTTATAGGGAAGCGTAAAATGACCTTTTTCGTCATCCCAAATGTGTACTAAATTCTTTGTCTTTTCAAATGCTATATTTTGATACATGTAATATTAATATAATGAATAAAACTGTAAAATCAAAATAATTTGATAGATACTAGGCAAAATAAATTATCCTTTCAAGACCTCCTTATTGGTCTTGGTATGTAGTTTGTCAATACGTGAATCAACATATGATGAATATTCTCTTCGAACCTCATCAAAGTTTCTGCACATTGTTTCTTCTAGTGTTCTAATCCATTGTTCGGCATTAGAATTTGTAAGTTCGATGTCTCGTACGAGTGATCTAATTTGATCTGCTTGTTTGTAAATCTTAACCATACCTAAAACTACTAATATAACTAGCGCAATACCAATAACTGTAAGCATACCTAAAACAAATGATGTAATTACCATAATTTTTCTCCTTTTTTGTTAAATTGTTTTAAAAATATGCCTAGTATCTATTCAAACTATTATTTTATGTAAACTCGCGGATGATGTCTAAAAAATCCGTCTACATCGTCTAAACCATATCCGATTAACCAATCGGACTGCTCTACATCTAAAGCATGAAAATCAACTTTAAATGTAGTTTCTTTTCTTCGTAATAGAGCAACGGAATATACATCCTTTGCCCCTAATGATTTGAAATGTTCTAGTAAAAACTTCATAGTATTTCCTGATTCGATAATGTCATCTACTACATATACTACTTTACCCTCAACGTCCATTTCAATGTCATAAATCATATTAATATCACCTTGTGTAGTTCCATTATATGATTTTACTCGTATAAAGTCAACTTGTGTTTGCAATCCTGTTCTACGAACCAAGTCAGCAAAAAACATAAAGCTTCCGTTTTGCACTCCTATAAATACTGCAGGTTCGTGCATGTATTTTTTAACATGGAACTGTTCAAGTACATTACCTAATGTACCAACGGCTCTTTCTAATTTGAACTCATCAAAAAGTATTTTCATTTTCTAATAAATTGTTAACTAATTCTTGACTTGAGAAAAACGGATCTAATTTTTTTAACAGGGTCGGTAATGCATACTTATGATATGTTGCATATGTCGACATCATATTATGAATTATACTTTCAATTTCTTCGATCGTAGCACTATCTGGATACATAAATGCATCTGTATACATTTCAGAATAACTTAATCTATCTGGCACTAATGGCAACGCACCTGCTAATGCTCCTTCATAACATGATATACCTAATGTTTCTTGAAGATTAGCTGAGAATACTATTTTTGCTCTACTCAACAAATCATGATACTCAGCTTTAGTTAAGTTTTCTTCTTGACACATAATCCATTTGTATTGTGGATTACGTTTAGCTAATTCTCTGAATAGTTCAGGTTGTTTTTCAACTGATATTCTATGAGGAAAAAGAATAATGTCTTCTACTTTATCAACCTCATAGATTGTATCTTTTAAATACTCCATCGGCCATCCTACAATTTGTGTTTGCTCTGGAGCTACGTGAGGAAATATATTCCAATGATAACTAGTTGCGAAATAGTTCTTATCAATAGCATATGCTAATGCTTCTTCGGTTGATTTAACCCATTTTTCATCAGACATTAATCTACCTAAAAAGTCATTTGGATCGTAACTACCTGCATGCCATAAACCATGTATCTCAACTGGAATTTGTAATAATTGAGACATATACTTGATTTGAAGAATTGTAGGATTCCATGCATCAGTATACAAAAACTTATCTCCGGGCTGAATTTTACCTAATGTAAACATCTCAGCTATTGCCATTGCCTGAGATGACTTATACATGTTAGTACCACCAAAGTTAATAAATGCACCTGGGGTAGTTGCTTTAGGTATTTTATTCGTACCTGAAATTACTACTAGTTTAGTGTCTAAGTTTCTTTTTGTAATTTCTTCTTTGATAATCTGAGGTACATGTGTCTTCCATTCTCCAGTATATCTACTTTCAATTGGTTCTAGTTCTACTATATAGATTGTGCTCATAGATAATCAAATTTATAATCATCTGGTACAATTTGTTGCAAATTGCATTTCATGATTTGATGACAACGATACCAACCCGCATCAATAGACAATGTATCTGTCTTTTTCAGTCTTTCAAAGAAAGGATCTTGTATTCTATATAGAATATGAACTCTGTTAAATACTGACTGAGGTATCTTTTCAAATACTTCAGCGTTAGCTTCAATAGTAACTATTTTTTTAGTTTCTAAAAGTTTATGAATAATTGTCCATTGATTGTTTTTACAACAATCGGCTATGTATTCAATTGTAAAATAGATGTGAGGGTATTCTACATGATCTAAAGGTAAATCACCTTTTCTGACAAATACCGTTTGAAGATCAGACAATCTGCCTTCTACTTCTCTTCCATACCAAACGTTTTTTCCGTACATTTAATTATAAGGTTGTAATGTTAATTGATTTAATAAAGCCCATAAGTACTAAATACTTAATGTCTTCAGCTGAAGTTTCTTCGTCTAGGTCTTCGAGCGAATCATATGATACATTTCGTTTAAAGTCTCCCTTTTGAAGGATACTACATTTTTCATATTCTTCGGCATCTAAATATACTTTCATTAATGATGCAATCAAAAACTCTTCATCGGCTATTGCTGGAATACCGTATGTAGTAATCATATGGTAGATATTATCTACAATGTCTTTACCTTCGAGTTTATCTACAATCATAGAAAACATTTCAGCTCGTCTTTCTATATCGTCCATTATTTGTTTCTATCTAATTTTTCTACAAACTTATAGAACTCTGAACGAGCATTTCCATCTTCTTTAAACGCACCTGACATTTTAGATGTCATCATTGTTGAATCATGACGAACTCCTCTTACACAGGCACACATATGATTAGCCTCAACCATTACTGCTACACCTGCATTACCCTCACATACACTATTAATGTAATCATGAATTTGCATAGTCAAATTTTCTTGCACTTGAGGTCTACGAGCAAAGTATTCTACAATTCTATTTAATTTTGACAATCCTATTACTTTGCCTTCTTTAGATGGAATATAAGCTACATGTGCATGTCCTACAAACGGCAAATGATGATGACTGCAAAACGACTTAACATCGATATTACCTTGAAATACAATACCGTCATACCCATCTAAGTTATCAAATGCTGTAATTTTAGGAGCATCTGTATAACATCCTTGTGCTAAATCATTTACAAATGCTTTTGCTACACGCATCGGAGTATCAGATGAATTAGGATCATTCTCCCAATCAATACCTAACGCTGTCATGTAGTTACCATAGTGTAAAGCAGCATTTTCAATCATGTGCTTTTTCTCTTCGTCTGATCTAGGAATAGACCAATTTGCATACTTAAGCAATTCTTTCATACTATTAATATAAGATCTATTTTTCAGAATTCCAAATTAATTTCGAACAACCATTAAAATTTCTGACTCACGTAAGATTATATAATCTTCGCCTTCCATTTTAACTCCTTGCCCTTGGTGATATGGAGGAATAATAACAGTATCACCTACTTTAACTGACATTGGAATTGGAACTCCGTTTTGAGTAAACAATCCCTCGCCTACAGCTACTACAGTTGTGTATTGAACTTTTTCATGAGATACAGTCTCAGGAATATAAATCCCTGAGGCTGTTTTCTCTTCTTGTTCATTATCCTGCGGCTTCTTAAGTAACACTCGGTCACCTAATGGCTTTGCAAAACGATTCTTTTCTGACATTAAAATGATACTGATAAAATTGTTTTAATAACTAAATCAGACATTTCATAATCAGCTAAATCTTTGTCTCTAGCTACTTGGAAATCTACTGATTGTCCGTTTTTGGTTTCTACCCACATTTCTTTTAGAAATTGTGTTTTAACGACTTTTTCGTCTTCGTCTCTTGTTACTTTGAAAACTGCTACTTTGTTTTGCATAATTGATTTGTTTGTGTTTTTTGGTGAAATCGATAAACTGTCTACTAATAAATTACCACTAATAGTAGTAGATGGTGAACTGGTAGTAAAACCGCTTATTCCGGTACCGTTAATACTGGTAATGTTAGTTCCGGTTAAGCCTGATGCTACTAATGTTGAATTTGATGTCGCGTACATATTATTTTTTTGGTTTGTTAAACTGATCTTTAACTGATTGTGAAATTGAAATAGGAACTCCTTCATCATCTACTCTAACAAATGTCATGTTCGTAGCTAACAAAAGAACTTCATCTCCTCTAAATACATTATATGCTCTTGCCTCTACTTTAAAGGTAGCTGATGTATTACCTACCTTAGTCATTTCTGCGTAGATTTTAACTAAGTTTTTTTCTTTAGCTGGCTTCTTAAACACACATTCGTCGATTGCTACAGTAATCATATTTTGTGTTCTGCACTTTTCCATTGCATAAGCTGATACCGCAGCGTCTACCCATGAAAGTAATTTACCTCCGAATAAATTACCGTGGAATCCTAAATCTAATTTTTTAACTGGGTGTGTTGATAATAAATTCATGTTATTCTACTTTTGCTACATACATCCATACCATATCACTGTATTCGACGTGCAAATAAACTGCACCTGGAGTATCTAATGTTGCAAATATTGTTAAGTTACAATTACCTCCAGTTGCATCACTACAGTAATAAGTACTAGCTAAATCTGTTTTACTCGATAAACTAATCTTTCGATATACCTGAGTAGTTTTACTAAAAATAGTTACTTTGTTTTCTTCTACCTTAATTAAAATATCTACAGGCTTTGCATCTCCCCAGTTAACCGCTGTTGTATATTGTGACTTAGTACCAATGACTAATCCACTTGCTCGTAAAAACATTTGTGCACTTAGTATATTGACACAAACTAAAGCAAATAAAGTTACTAATAACTTCTTCATAATGATTAATATAATATCTTTTTTTTATAAATCCTAGAATTTATTATACTTTTTACTATTATTTATTCGTTTAGTCCATGCTAAGTTTGTTATGTCGCAACATTCTAAAACTGTCATGCCCTCTTTAAAACATATACTTCTAGGCTTAATATGATCTAATGTCGGGTATTGCTTATCACTATAATGTAATGATAAGTAGTCTTTAATATATTCGCCATCAATATAATCATATCCATCCCATGTATCTATCATAACTCGTCGCATCTTACGTGTATAATAATTACATACTTTCCAATATTTCGTCCAATCTAAGTTTTGATCAGTTAATGAATGTAATATTAATCCTTTTGATTTTTTTGTAGCTAACATCTTTTTAGTAGCCGCATCTTTATCCATCTTAGCATGCATATTATATGCTCGTTCGGTTAATCCGAATTCACTAGGATGATTATGTGCATATGTAGTATAACATGTATGCGAACAGAATTTATTAGTATTTGATTTATATACTATTAATTCTGTATTACAATTCATACATGTTATACTTTTATATGAAGTCTGCTTATAGTACTGTTTACGACATTGTTGACTACATACATTAAATTTAGATTGTATTGTAGTTTTATTGCCTTTTAAAGTTTCATATACATTTCCGCATATATCACATGTACGACTATGTACGAACTTGTACTTGCCATTAATCTTTTCGGTTCTTATATAACTCATAACATTTATAAATATTATGTAGTTATATAATTCGTTTGGTATCTAATGCTGTTTAAACAGCTCGGCGAGTGTCATAGGCTATAATGTGATCCCTACCGGTCCAATTGTAACCCATTTTCATACAAATTTCAATTGACTTAGGATACATTTCAACTAATGTTTCTCTAGTATCTCCCGCAGGCATTAACCATGTTTTACTTTTAGGAATGTTCATTAAACTTCTAAAATCTTCAATTTCTTTTAGACCATTCTCTGTACCATCCCATACTGGCTTATAATGATAGTCTTTATGATACTTAAGTGTTTCAATGATAGCTGAATAATTCAACCTAAACTTGTTATGTTGATCAATCATTTTTTGATCTACTTCTTTACCTATTGGAGTCAATACACCTAACTTAGGAATTGAATTTGTAAATTTAGGTGATAAACTAATCAAATCAATTGGATAATCAGTTTGAATAAAATGACTACCTTCTGTTTCAATTGTCATTATAATCTCACGTTCATGACAAAAATGAGTCAATTCATTTACTAGATCTGGTACCATTGTAGGAGATCCACCTGTTAACATCATTTCTGTAATATGTGGATTTTCGTCATAGATCTTAATAATGTCAATGAAACAATAAATTCCTTTTTCAGGATGAATACTAGTATACCAAGAATCGCACCATCCGCCTTCTCCAAACCAACATCTATGAGTACAACCAGTAACACGAATTGCTACGGTAGGTCTACCTTGTCTAGAACCTTCGGATTGAACGCAGGTATAAATTTCTAAAATAGGTAATTTTTTGCTATAGTCGGCAATACGACCTGGTTTTTTATTTTCCATTATATGCTTCAATTAATGCTGCTTTTGATGTTACACCTACATTTCTCCAAATCTCAGCTTCGTTTTCTACTAATACTACAGTTGGTATAGAATGAATACCATATTGATTAGTTAAGTCTGTATTTTCATCAATACTAATCTTTTCAACTGGCATTGTCTCGCCGAGTTCATCCATTACAGGACCGAACATTCTACATGGACCACACCATGGTGCACTAAAGTATAAGAACTTTCTCATTTGTTTTGATTTTTAAATTCTGACTTAGCACAATAGTTCCATCCTAAATGCTTTTGTGATACTAACTTTTGAGCTTCTTTGTCGCTCAATCTTTTGATTTCTCCGTTTTTATTTTTTACTGTTTTCATGTTATAGTTGTGACATTAATTCTAAAATTCTTTCATGATCTCCTTCATATGCATATATTGGCGTGCCATCACCTACATATGCATTAAATACATTATATTCTAAATAATCCCAAGCTTCATCAGATGACATTTCATCTCTTTCTACAAGAATATCTGCCATCTTTTGTCTATCATATATTACACGAAATACTTCATCAGATGTATCTAATCCTATGATAGCTTCGTCAAATCCATTTGCAAATAATGTCTCACTCATTGTTCTGAATAGCTAGCTGAATTTCTTTCATGTTCGTATACTTCTACTCTAGTAGCTTTTACTCTACCTTCAGTTTCTAAAACTAAAAAGTCATTGATAGTTGTATATAAATGCTCGGCAAACTTTTCGCAACCTACATTATCCAAGATTCTTAATTGAATAATACCATCGCTATCCATTTGTTTAAACATATCCAAGTACGGATCATCCTGAGCAACAATTGTAGTGTGATCTAATAAGTATGCAAAGTAATCTTTAGGCATCATACCGTGTATTGTATTTTTTGCTCTTTTCATTCCGCCGAAATCAAATACCCAATTTCGGTGATCTAATTCGCCTTCAAACCATACTCTAAAACTTACTGCATATCCATGTAAGAATTTACAATGAGTACCTTCTGCTTTCCATTGACGAAAACAAGCTGAGTAGCCGTCAAATAATTTTGTTGATTGAAATTTTTTCATATTATACTAATTCTTCAATAATACCAACACCTTCACTTAATAATAAAATCCACATAGCACCTGTTAAGTCTATAGGTAAAAATGCATATCCAACTAATCGAATAAATGATTTGATAAAGCTAGTAGCTTGATGTAGTTTAGGATCTGGATGATTCATATTACTTAATATAATAACTTTTTTTCAATTAAACAAGAATATTTAACTTTCTTAATGAATTCATTGCAATCTTTTCACCTAATGATAAAAATTCTTCTTGCTTGTTAGTTGATAATGTAATATCAACCATTTGTTGAACCCATGCTTTTTGTTCATCAGTGGCCTTTAAAAGAAAGGTTCTGAGATTAGTCATGTCTAAGTAATTTTCATTAACAATTACAGGTACCGGAGTTACCTCATCTACGAATGAAGCTATATTATCATTCTTTGGTTTCGGAGTTGCTTTTGGCTTTGTTACTTTTGTAGTAGTTGTCTTTTTCGCAATTGGCATAACTTAATTTTCTATCTTTTACATAATATAAGTACAATTATTCGTATTTCCAAATTGTACATATAAATAGTAGGAACTCCCGAAAATTTCGGGAGCTCTTAAATCTTTTTTATTTTAATCTTAATGAGCAAAGAGAATCTTGCGGAGTTGCATTTGACTTTGTATTTGGCGGTGTTATAAAGAATCTGGTCTTCATTAAGTTTTCTAATGTACCAAATGATAATCCAGAGTCTAAAATAATATAGTCAAAGTTACCATTTGTAGTTAAGAACTTTTCCCAATTCTCAATTGAATTGTAATATTGAAATTCAAATGCAGCTAATTTAGGTAAAAACACTTCCATGTTCAATTTACCATCAGGTTCTAATGAATCTTCGACTATACCTACTAATTGAGTTTTATTACCTTGTGTATATACCTGTAATAAAGAATCTGCATATATCTCTGCAATTTGTTTTAAAGTAATTCCTTTTTCAACTAATTGTACGAAGAATCCATCAGCTACTGAATCAGATGCTTTCAAATATAATTGTGATCTATCACCTGAAGCTTCTGGCGGTAACTTTACTCCTACTTCATATGCTAAATCTGCAATCTTTTTAAATACATAGATACCCGACTTGTTACCAATTCCATATCCATTTTGACCTCTTAATCTAAATCCGGTTTCTTTTGTTCCTGATTTAGTAGTTGTTTTAACTTCAAATTCAATACTACCAACTCCCAAATCTCCTTTTTTAGGAGAATAACCATCTCGTAATACTAATTGATAACATACTTCTCCTGCACCTGCTGCTACACCTGACTTAGGTTCTTTGATTGTCCAAATGTCTTTGATAAAGTCTACTGGTAATCCTAATGGTTGAATCTTTTCAAGTAAATTACCTTGTGTACCTAAATCTGATAATGGTAAACGATTATCAGGATCAGATGCCATTTCATTTAACTTACGATAACATCTGTAATTAATAGCCTGATTGATTATGTATTTAGATGTCTTAGGAGATAACTTAACAGAATCTACTAGAAAATTATATACAGATGTTTCTGAATCAGAAGCTGTAATCATAGTTTCTATTTTGTTTAGTAGATTTTGAGGTAGTTGTTTTGTTTTAATCAAATTAACTAATTCATCAACTGATATATCAGCTTCCTCTGTTAATAGTTGAGACTCAACTAATGCATTTGATATGTCATAGAATTCATCTTCTTCAAGAAATTCTAATCCATCGTCTACTAATGCATCAAATTCTAATAGTTCTTCTTCTGTTGGTAATGCTGATGGAAATGATACGTTCATTTCCGCCATTACCTCTTTAAGTATTTTTAAGTCCTCAGGATTGTTAAGATCGGGATAACCTTTCTTACATCTAAAAGACCATTCATTCAATATGTTATCTATGTTTATCATTACTTTCCTGTTGATCCAAAACCGCCCGTACCACGATCGGAACTAGATAGTTCATCTACTTCATGTAGTTCTACATATGTTACTGGTACGATAACCAATTGACCAATTTTATCTCCTACTTGATATACGGTACCATTATCCCAGGCTAACTTTTTAAAACGAAACTTAATTTCGCCTCTGTATCCTGAATCTACTACTCCTACATGATTAGATAAAATCATTTTAGTATTTGAAATAGATGATCTAGGAAATATCAATCCTACATAATCTTCTGGTATTTCAACTGCTATACCAGTACCATATTCATAATACATTTCATCTTTACGAAGAGAGATAGCAACCATGTCTAAACCAGCATCGCCTGGCTTAGCATATGCAGGCGTTACTGCATTTGGTGATAACTTTTTAAACTTTACTTTCATAGTATCTAATATAATAACTAAATTTAATATTTCAAAATCTTTTTTACGTCTAGTATCTCTACAGGCACTACTATTATTTCATTCCATAAATATGTAGAATGATCTGAATCAGAACATGCATCTGTAGAATTACAAATATTATCCGATTCACCTGGATATCCTAATCTAAACATATTAGCAGCTTTCATACCAGAATCTGTTACAATTGTTTTTGCATCTGATTTAAATGCACAAACCAATTTGCCTTTAAGTTTAACTAATATATTTGATTCAGGTCTAAAAAATTCTTTGTATTGTTTAGTAAATGTAGATATTGCATATTCATGACCCGACCCAATTGAATCTGCTAAATTCTTAGCACCTTGAAGTGAAGTCCAATGCAATGTAGTAACTATATGGTCTGTAGTACCGTATAATTTGTTCGTAAATGAATCGTCCATTAACATGAAAGGTTCTAGATCACCTCTAGAATAAAAGAAAGCTACTTTTACCTCATCTATTAATCCATTAGGTAATCTATCTCTAAACTCATCTCTCATTGACCATACTCTGTGATTTGTAAAGTCTTCAATGAAATTCAATACATTTACCTGCGTTAGTTGATCATAACGCTGAGTTTCTACATATAATTGAAATGAAAAGTACTTGTTAACTAAACTAACAAGTTTTGGATTATTATCTATCTTACCTCCTCTAGTATCATAGCCTTGCTTATCTAATTCTAAAAATTCATTAGATATAGCTTCCCATTCCGTTATTGTATGGAATGCACTAGTAGGGTGATAGTATCCGCGGACGTCAAAAGACATATTCTAATATAAATATCAGAATTCTTTGTTCTCTTGATCTTTCTTAAGTTGTTTGTACTTGGCTTGTCTAATTTGTTCGCGACGCTCAACTGACTTTTTAGTGAAAGAAGACCGCTCACGCAATTGTTGAACGGTCTTATCACTAGTAAATTTACGTTTAAGTGTCTTTAAAGCCTTGTCTAAATCTTCTACTTTAATGTAAATCATAAATTATTAAACTGAGGTAACTTCGCATGCGCCACCTGCACATGCAGCTTGATCTTGTAATGCAGTCATGTCTTCTAATTCTACAACACGACTTAAATCAATATCTGACAATGTAGTCATTAATTGATTATACTTTTCTTCTGTACAATCTTCGAATGGAGCTTGAACATAGGTATGATCTGAATAAGGAAGAACTGATAAACCATTATACTTGGTTCTGTTTTCCCACATCCATTCTCCTACTGTTTCCCATTCATCGTCTTTAATAGAAACTGTAGCAGAAATGTTATGAGTGTTTTGTCCTGTTCTATGTCCTGGCTTAATCCAATTATCATAGAAGAACTTAACTCTTTCTAGTAATTCAATAGCAGACTCTGTTCTTAAAATAGAACCTGCAGGTGCTTTTTGTGGTACTGAAATAACTGCAGTATCATGTGGTCTAAAATACTCATCTTGTATTAGTTCTGGATGATAAATACTTAAGTAAGTATAAATAGCTTCATTCTTACCTACTCTAATGTTTCTAACATAGAAATCATTATGCCAAGCATGAATACCTGAGCTAGTACCTAATACTAATGAACTAGTACCTGATGGCTTAACTGTAGTTGTTCTTGCTGACTTGTTAATACCTATTAACTCAGCTACACGAGCATTTTCTTCTTTTACAATTTCAGCGGCATGTTTCAAGTCATATTTCTGAACTTTATCAGATCCAATACCTGTCATACCTACTCCGATCAAAGCATCTTTTTCTGTCGTTCTTTGCCATACCGGACGAAGATAATGAAAGTTAGTATAACCAGCTTGAAGTGTTCCAATAAATGAAGCTGCTTTAACACGTTCATTTAAATCTTCTTGTGATACAATATCAGATGCATTGATTTCACATAGATTACAGAATTGATATGGTCTTAATGCAATTTCACAACATGGATTAGTTCCCCAATCTTTGTCATTGTTCAAATAAATACCAGGCTCGCCAGATCCAGAATTTTTAATTTTATCCCAAAGACCCATGAAGAACTCTTTTGTAACTCTGTTTCTTAATAACACAGCTGAGTTATTTGCTCTTCCTCTTTGTGGATTCAATTCCCACCATGCACCTGATTTGCATGAAATCATTTCATCGTCGTCAGCAGAAAACAAAGCAATGAGAGCT